TCCGGCAGATTTAGTTGACTTGCAATCTCAACCAACTTCATACCTTCCAGGTACATGGTCTTCGCCTTTTCAATTCTCGGATCCGGCGCTCTGGCCATGCTTATCACCTCCGATTCGTCGGTTTTTGGGTAAAGAAAAGAGCCACACGGAGTGGCTCTTTAATCATTATTTGAATAAAAATTACTTTACAACTTTTTCAAATAGTTCCTTTTCATAATTATCCAAAGTAGTCATAAAACCATTCAATTTATTTACAATACTGTCTTTAATACTGCAAAAAATTTTATCGTTTTCTCTTATAGATTCAATATTATTCTCAATTTCATCGAATGCTTTTATCAACTCAAGACCTTCTTTTTGAGCCGCTTCAAAACTTGTCGTCTGGTATATTGCTATACCACCGCGTATTTCCAAATTACGCTGTAATTCATTAAAGTCGATCCTTCCGGAATGGAGCATACTTAAAAACTCATTATATAATTGCATTTTCATATCCACTGAGTATAATTCGCTTTTATCTTTGTTTCTATACTCTATAAGTTTATACAAACAAGACTGATATTCTTGCAAGCCTTCACTGCTCTTTCTCACCAAATAATTACAAAATGAAAGAACTTCGGCTCGCTCTCTTTCACGCGAATTATCTTTCAGAGTTTCTTTCAACACAAATACTGCTCCTGCAATACCCAACACTCCACCTGTAAGTGCCCCTAAATAATTCCCCCAAAAACTAATCCATTGGCTTTCTGTATTTACATCTAAAATATTAGGTGTAGTTACCAAAATTACCAGAACTGGAACAATTGCAAAAACAGCCACAAATATTATAACAGCTATTGCCATTTTCTTCCACAAATTATTATGCACTGTTAAATCCCCTTAGTATATACATTTTTATAAGAACCTAAGGACGCCCACTAGATTTTGGGCGTCCCTTTAAATTAGTTTGGCGTAGATCTACGATGACCGCTGACCTTAGTTCCATTGCTCTTAGTGTACGGTTTCACAACCACAATTTTCTTATTCTGTGTTCCACGAACACTACTTTTCGTCTTTGCCATATCTCTGGCTCCTTTCTTGAAACCAGAGGTACTCCAACTGGCAAAAGTCCCTCTTTTGATCACTTAGTTTTTCTTTGTAGGCTCAGGTCCTGGACCAACCCAGAATCTGAAGGCTCTCTTGCCGTGATCTTTAGCGTATATCTTTTCACCATCTTTGGTGGTAATCCATGCGCGAAAAATCCACATAGATATCCCCTCCTTTCGCATTTTCCACTTGCGAAAGGGTAACCACCGTGTTATAATTCGATTGTCGAGAAAGAATTATAAACCAGTTGAACAGTGGTAACACTTTCAACAAGTGACCAAGCATCTCCTGGTGCTTGGTTTTTTCTATGTATAAGCCTATTCAAGCTTTACACGCAATTCATCATGCAACTTTGAACAATTCCAATAACTCGATTTCGTATGGTGTATAATCTATTTCTCCGTATTTCAGCCAATCATTGTAATACTTATAAGCGTATTTTGCGGCTTCCCAACTAATATCAAATGCATACTTAATAGTTTTTACATTGATAATTGGTAGTTTATGTACTAATGGCGGCGGTGCAAGTGCATATTTTGCGAAAAAGTTGGCTTCTATCTCTTCGAGCACACCTTCATGATTATGCCCCAATGAATAATGACCAATTTCATGCATTATGGTGCGATTCATCCGCTCATAATTATTACCTTCATCGTTATAATAGATTATCCATGTACCATTTGAAAGTTCTACGGAATATCCGTCTGCGCTTATCATTTTTGCTGCTTTCTTTTTTTCTTCACTGAGCGATGAATATGCAATTAACTTCAAGCCCATTTTTATTGCTAATTCGAAAGCATTGATTGGTATGCATTTCACATCATATTCTTGATACGTCTCAATTACCACCTGTTTAATCTCTTCATATTGTTCACTCTTTAGCTGCATTCTGTCTTTTAGTTCCCTCCAAGTAAAATACCTACAAGTTCCAGTTTTTGATCTTTAGTCATTTTTTCAGCATTTCTTGCAATTAGCGTTTTGACAACTTGCATATCACTTTCACTATTCTGAGAAGACTCCTGCTCTAACAGATAATCTGTTGTTGTCCCCAGTGCTTTCGCTATTTTTATTAAGTTTACTCCTCGCGGGGTACGATCTCCTTTAATGTAGTGCGAAATAGCTGATTCTGTAATATTTGTGGCCTGGGCGAGTTCCTTTTGGGTCATTTTCCGTAATGAAAGCTGTTCCATGATTTTATTAGCCACTTCTCTTGCCATATTTTTCCTCCTTGATGTAGAAACCGGTTTCCTACGATGATATTATATTACATAATTATCACTTCGTCAAGTTTATTTTTAAAAAAAGCACCCATCTCTCGACAGGCGCTTTTCATGGGGGATATTATGTATTTAAGGCAAGGCATCTGATCTCAAACCTACGGATTACATTCCGCATCCATGGAGATGCCCTGTATACCTGGAATGTCTGGGTGGCGAATCCCGAAACCAGGCAAGTAGCGGAGACTGGATTTGAACCAGTGACCTTCGGGGTATGAACCCGACAAGCTTCCAGACTGCTCTACTCCGCGAACCAGGACGGAAGGACTTGCACCCTCGACACGCTGATTAAGTATCAGCTGCTCTGCTTACTGAGCTACGCCCTGATAATTGGCGACCGCTCTGCCTAACGGCCGCCCACGTATACCTTCACTTGAGGAGGATGTAGGAAGCCGCCGGCTGTATGCCTTTGGCTTCAGGTTACACTATAACATTTTGAAAACGGAAAAACAGGAAAAAACGGAAAAACTTATGTAGCCTTCATAAAGTTCTCATATTCCTTCCTCACGCTGTCCGCCGTTGCCCGTCTTCCCATCTTAATCGCCACTTCTCCCCATGGCAGCTCCTCAAAGATGCGATACCGAATGATCCTCTGCATTCTCTGCGGGATCGTATTCATCCAGGCATCCACCTCACGCTTGATCCGCTCCGCGTTCTGGATCCTGGTCCTCAAGATTTCCTCTCTGCGGTCCAGTTCATCCGGATCCTTCACGACCGGATAAGCCAGTCCCTCGATGTGGTAACTTTTCTTCGTATACGGAAACTCATGAGCAGAACCGGTCACCCGGTCCTGCTCGATTCGTTTTCTGTTCTTTTTAAGTTTCCTGATATCTTCCTTCGCTTCCTTCACCAGCTCGCAGGCATCTATGTACTGTTTCAGAATCTCCTTGTCCATTGGAATCACCTCCTCGATATCTCGGATCCGGGCAAAGGCTTGTCCCCGCATACGGCGGATGTGCCGCGCTCCAGCTCCGTCGGCTACGATCTTCACTCATAATCGCGTACTCTGTAGCCTTCATCTTCTTCATCATGGCACCGGCTATTTTCTCATCCCATTCCTTTTTACTCATCACCATCGCCGTCCTCTCTCATCGATCAGCGTCACCTTGCCGAGCACCCTCACGTGAAGGATCACACCGATCGCCTTGATCATCTTCCGGAACACAATCACATTCTCCAGCGGCCGGTCTGACGGGTTTTTCTTCCACCTCTGCCTTATATGGCTCTGGCAATGACATCCATGCATTCACAAAAAATCCCACGGAAAGATATGTGTAGTCCTCATCTCCCGGGTAAAATGCCCCGCTCCCGTCATCATCAACTCTATAAGTCGCAATATCCGGGAGTGTAAAATTATCAAACGAAACCAATATATAGGTCTCTGGTTCCGGCAGACGTTCCGTCACCGGGATCCATCGCCAGATCTTTTTCAGTGCCTCTTTCGCATCCTTCTGATCTTCCTCGCTCTCGCAGTGAATAGTGATGTCATAGGTATCGTCATATACGTCTGCAATTCCGTCCTTGTTGATGAAAAATTTTATGCCATGATCGCCACCTTGCTTCAGCTGCTCGATCGCATACGCGAGCCACGCGTCCCGTTCCTGCGTCTCTTCCTGTAATTCGGACACCTGATCCGGTGAAAAGCCTGTCTCTTCATAGCCCTTGAGTTTCCAGAGAGCCCCATAGAGCTTTTCCCATACCTGCTCAGTAATCACTGCACCCGGCTTGATCTGGCTCCATTCCACACCTTTCAGCTTCCAGGATCCGTTATCATTCTTCTCGATTAGTCCCATCTGATTTTCCTCCCCTCATCTGCTCGTCCAGTCCATTCATGGCACACACACCGTTACACTTGGATGTTCTCACATTCTTCCAACTGCACTCCTCGCATTTGAATGTTTTCTGATCATCCCCGGCTTCAACGGCTCTCCGGATGGATTCTCTGCATCTCCAATAATCCCTCTCCATTTCATCCGATACGGAGATCCGAATCTCCACATGCGGGGACGGGAATAATTTGATCTTCCTCATCAGCATCTTCCTCCCTGTTTCATGCACTCATAGTGAATATGCATCGTTGTATGTCTCTTCGTCTGGATGATCACATGATCTCCCAGGATGTCTTTTCCGCACACGCTGCAGATAAATTGTACCTTTGGTGCATCATTACTCTTCTTCATCTTGATCCTCCATACCCTCATTCATGATATCTGTCCAGAGAACGCTTTCACACACACCACTCTGAAGGCGGACATGAACAAAATTCCGGAAGATTCCGATCACGGTTCCTTTCCGCCAGACTCCAGTTCTTCTGTTCATGGTCTCATCAACATTGCAGCCTTTATTTGTTTTTACGCTGACCGCATCACCGATTTTCATCTGTCTCTGAATTTCTGCAATCCGATCCGCTGTAATCGCATCCTGATCTTTCTGTTCCAAGGCGCCTTTCGATGCGCCTCTGACATAGCATCTTTTGCCCATCATCTCGATTCTTCCTCCAATAAGCTGAACGCCGCCAGCATCAGCCGCGCGCAAATGGTTGAATTGTGATTTTTTTGAAGGATATCCGCAAAATCATCGGTTGCTGCTTTCCACATTCCAGGCTCCACTGGATGCCCATGATATTTCTGATAGAAAATATAAGAATCGCACCACGCTGCTTTCGCCTCTACTGCCTGTTTTTCACGTTTTGTCATAAGATGCATCCCGCCTTTCTGTAATGGGTCTTTCTCCGTTTGAACTGATTCTGGCAGAACTGGATATCATCCACATAGTCAAAGCAGATCGCATCCTGTTTCCCATCGAAGGTCCGTGCGATCCGGCCGACAGACTGGGTGACCACCGCATAATCTTTCTTTGGCGTCACAAGGTACAACCGATCAAGCCTGGGAATATCAAGTCCTTCTTTTGCGAGTCCATATGAGGCGAAGAGGAAGTGCTTTTTCCCGTTCCGCATATTTTCAATGGCCTGTTCTCTTGCCAGGCGTCCGCTCTTGCTCTGCATCTTCCCGTCGATCATCACCGCCTGCATCCGGAGATCCTCCGGCAGCAGATCCATAAGATTTTTCAGATGTTCCAACCGATCAGAGAGAACCAAATTAAAATGTTCCGCATTGTCTTTCAGATCCCTCACAATCTGATCATTCCGATCTGAGCAGTTGATCAGATACGGGATCAGCTTCGAATACTCCAATGTCCCGTCTGTGTCCAGCACGCACCGATTGACCTTTACTCCCGTGCTCCGCTCACAGATCCGGACCTTCATGGTCTTGTCCGCTACCGCCTCATCCGGCACCCGATACACCACCGGTCCCAGGACAGCGAACGTACTTTTGATCATTCCATCCGACCGATGTACCGTAGCTGATAACCCATACTTGTGTCTCGCCGCCAGGCTGTTTAAGATCCTGTAAAACATTGTGACCTGCGTCGGTGTCCCTGCGAGCCGGTGACACTCATCCACAATAACGGTATCCCATACATACTCGTATCTGGAAAGATCCAGCTTGCAAAGCGTCTGAGCTGTCGCGAAGGTCATATGGCTGCCGATCATCACCTTCCCGGCTGTGATCTTTCCAAGAATACTCTTAGGAAAGTACTGTGCCGCACGCTCATAAGACTGATTCAGAAGGTCTTGGGTATGTGTGACCCATAAGGTCTTCCCGCTGAGTTCCGCAGCCAGTGCAATTCCCATCTGCGTTTTTCCGGATCCGCACGGTGCCTGAAGGATCCCGCAGCTCTGTTCCTTCATCGCATCCACCGCCGGTCTCTGGTAGTCATACAGCGGCAGCTCTCCATCGTACTGAACATGCACCGGGTCTGCAAGATGGATCTCAATCTGATCCTGCTCCGTTAAAAACTTCCGGATCTCCTTTCCTGTCCCGGTCGGAACCACCAGATCCTGACCATCCACCCGGAACAGCCACAGGTATTCCGGTGTCTTCCCGGTCCAGAGTCCCCGGCGCATCCGGTCATCATATTCCGGATTTCGGATCACAAGATTCTCATCACACCACTTTTTAAGCTGTGGAGTTGGATCTTTGATGCGGATCTCAGCGCCAATCTGTATAATCAATTGTCCCATCTCCTGTCTCTGAATCGTTTAATTCCTGAAGCCAGTCATTCAGCGTTCTACCGTATCGTGTCATAGCCACGCGCGGAATCGACCGGACTCCCCTGTCCTGTAAATCTTTCAGAACCTGATAGTCAACCAGAAAGATCACTTCCGGATCATATCTGACTGCAAACATCCCGCGGCTGTTTCCGGTCAGGTGAAACAAATACATTGCATTGTACTGGTTTTCCTCCACCCTGCTTAACTGAAATGCGCCGGCACAGTCTTTGCAGTCAAAGAGATATGTCTTTCCGTTCCTGGCTGCGATCACATCACAAGGCTGCCCGTTTTTATTGTCCTGAAATCGGTGCACCCAGAAACGGTTCTTTGCCAGTTTCCCAGCAAATTCACGCTCAAACATTGTGCCGGCTGATTTATTGCTCATTTTCATTGTTTTCATCCCCTCATAGCTGCGGTCTTACCATTTTCCGGAAATGTCTTTCCAGAATCTTACCTGAAAAATGCCCGCAAGCCCTTATTTTACTTAGGGTCTTACTGTCTTACCTAAAAACCCGGATAATAAGTCTATATTTTTATAAGAGAAAAAAATAATGATGTTTTTTCCTCGCGTCACGAGACTATATAACAGGTAAGACCGGTAAGACAGGTAAGACCTTATTAAAAAAGCCAGTGTTTATGCGGCTTCAAGGGTCTTACCAAGGTCTTACCTTTTAGAAATCAGGTAAGACCTTTTAGTCAAAAGGCAGTGTCTCCTGCTCATAATTTTCGACCTGCACAACCCCATCTTTGTCCGTAGTATCGTCATCCTCTGGCAGGTTGAATTTGATGTAGCTCGATTTGATTCCATATACCTTCGTCTGATGCACCATCTTCCCTTGCGAATTGCGCACCAGATAGCCTTTCTCTGCCCATTTTCGGCTTACTGCCGTATAGTCAAATCCATTCTGATCCAGGAAACTTAAAAGTACATCACGGTTCACGATCAGCTTCCCGCCATCGATCTTTCCCCAGACCTCGCCCTTATTCAGCGAGTTTTCGGCTTTCGGATCTTCAAAACGGATCTGGTACTTTGCAACCCAGTTCAACACCTGCTGATATGCGCGCTCGGCAATATCCACATCAAATGCACTCTGCAGGTACTGCTTTACCTGAACAATCTGCAGCGGCTGCTCTGCCGTAAAAAAGAGCTTCACCGCAATCTCATCTGCCAACAGCATGCAGGCCATAGCCATAGCCTGCTTGTCCGTAGTGTCCAGCTTACAGAGTTCCTCAAAGAGTTCTCTGTAACGGTCCATGATTTTGCAGGTTTCTGTCTCCTGTATGTACTCCACAAACTTTCTTCCGGCAAAGCCATAATTCTCCTGCACCATGCTGCTCACATAATGGCCGTCTATCACCAGTGGACCGTCTATTGCGATCTCGATAACACGGTTTTTTGAACCACCTCCGGAGTTCACCTTCGTGATCGGTTCCTCGCCGGTAAAGATAAAACTGTTCTTCCAGGTCTTGGTATCCTCTACACCGCCATAAGCCTTCGCTCGGCCGCGATCCACGCCCTCTGTGATCTGGTAGATCAACTGGTCAAAATTTCCCTGCCATTTGTCCTTGATGGTCTGCAGCTCATCTCCCGCAAAAGGGATGCTGCATAAAAAAGCTGCATTACGCATAATGGCATTCTTGGTCATGTTCATGGTCTTTACCAGACCGCCCATCCGCGGGTTCCCCCAGATGGACATTGCCACCATAAGCGCCACCGTCTTTCCTGTTCCGGTCGTTCCCCACAAGTGCAGCACAAACGGCAGTACCTTAAGCGGCTCCAGAAGCACAGAAGCGAAGCTTGCTGCCATCATCATGCGCAGGGGTATATTCTTCCTGAGATCACTGCAAAGCTTCTTCCAGACGTCAAAATCGCCCTTTTCAGACACATTTTTAAAGATCGCCTCGAAATCCATTCCACCCTCGTACCGGATATCTTTCTCATACGGGGTAAAGGCTGCACCGACCCATCCCAAACGGTTAATGGATTTCTTCGGTTCCAGAGCGACAGGATTGTAACCTACGCAGTCACTGATATAACGCACCAGACTCTTCGCATTGTCGGAAGTAACCTCAATGCCATATTGAGACAGCACGTCCACAATTTTGTTGGTATTGGCACAGACCGACCGGTCTACCGTAATATGCTGCCAGGATGCCGACTTGAAGTAAGCAAGTGTGATCCTCTCCTCTGATGTATCCACGTTTTTAAGGATCTCGATCGGCATAATCGGATGACTGCACGCAATCACCGGAATCGGCTGCATATTCTTATCGTACCGGATCGTTTTCACGCCCATATCGGTAGCGCTCCACTCTGCACAGATCAGTTCCAGCGGCTGATCGGTAAAAGCCGTTTTGTTGCCGGTCTGGCGCATCCGCTGAATATAGTCAAGCTGGAACTGCTTCAACAGATTGTTAAACTCCGTGCTGCGCTTTAAGATCTTGGCCTCGTTCCGCAATGCCTCAATATACTTCTGCCGTTCCACATTGTCCTCAATCTCAAAGATCCGGTAAAAGATTTCATCCGGAAATGGATTCTGCCGCTCCAGCTTAGCTATACCAGTCAGTAACTCTTCGTTCGACTTTTCCAATTTCACTCACCGCCTTCTTGTCTGCGTATACCTGTTCCGGACACTGCTCCAGACATTCAAGCAGGTAGTCCACATACGATAAATTGCCCAGCCCCTCCCAGAAATACCTGTCCTGCGTTCTGACCGCCTCGCACAGGAGGCTTCGGTACACCATTAGCCATTTCCTCGCATATCGGGTAAACTCGTCTTTCTCGCGCCTGTAGCGCTTCTTTTTCTCTGCTTCACGTTTCTCCCGATATGTGACCGGCTCCTCAATGGGAATCCCAAAGGCCTGCGCCAGCTCCTTAGCTGCATCATAATTATTTACGCCGAGGTATCTTGCCACAAACTTGACTTGATCCCCACCGGATCCACATGCAAAACAGTAATATCCTTTTCCATCCGGATAGATCTTCATGGATGGATGCTGGTCCTTATGGAACGGGCACAGGCATTTATCCTTTATGACACGCAGGCCGCAATACTCTACGGCCTGCTGCATCGTTACTGATTCCTTAACTTTCCGGTACAGTTCCGGATCATAAGAACGGGATTCCCTCATCTCCGGCTCCTTCCGGAATATTCATAAAACCATTGCCGTCCACCATAGAAGGCGGTGCCGCATTTGCCTGTGCCTGCTGGCTTCCGGCTCCCGGTCCTTCCGGAAGAAGCTCGTCCTCCGGAACCTCTGCCTCTGAAAGTCCTGCCAGACTGCGGATCTGCCACAGCTCCGTAACGATCGGACGGTTTCCGTTCTCGGCTTCATACTGTCTGCGACGGAAGATTCCACCAAATTTCTTACCGTTCAGCGTTTTCTCGTTGTCCTCTCTGTCCCACTGGAACGTAAAGTTGTTTGAACGTTCGATTGAGGTAATAATACCCTTAAACCAGGAAAGTCCCTTGCCTTCCATGTTCTGTTTAAACACACCGCGCCACTTCGCTCCGGAAGGATTCTGTGATTTGTCATTATCAAACATCTTCTGGTAGAAGCCCTTCTGATCACCCTCTGCAATGTCATACAGAATTACAAACTGCTCGTTTCCGTTCTTGGACTTCTGTGTCGCAACCCGCTTGATCACGCACACATACTTTCCTTTCGGCAGCTGCTGGAACTCCCCAGTATAAGCTGCCGCCTCATCATATCCTGTTGGTTTCTTAATCATTCCTGCTTGTCCTCCTTGGCTTTATACTTCTCCCATCCATAGAAATCACGGATGGTGTCATCCACTAACTTCAGGTTATTTTCGATTTCTGGGCTCTCAAACATATCCTCCGGCGTCTTCGTAATATCGGATCCATCCGTAACTGTCCGGAAGAAATGCGTCCCGTTTTCACTCATGCAGCGAATGCAGATCGTCACCATGCCCTCCAGACAAACCTTGCGGTCCAGTTGCTTTCCAATGGTTCTAAGACGGGAGACACCGAAGTCATCCGTGTCCTCATGGAAAATGATGTATACGATCTTTTCCGGATCCTTTACCTCATCCTTGATTCTCTTGACAAGACCATACATGGCATCTGCAATATCGTCATACATCTCAAAAGATGCATTGCCTTTTTTATTCCGGTGTTGGGACATGAACAGGTGCGTCATAATATACCCGGCGTCATCGATCACGAAGACTTTCTCCGGATTCTGGTTGATTGTTGCGATAATCTTTCCAATGTCATCGCTGGCTCCCATTTTCCGGAAACGCTTGCGGAACGGCAGCGCCTTTCTTTCCGTGTTAAACAGTACAACTTCATCCTCTGCGAAGAACTTTAAGCTCCGGCTCTTTCCGCTTCCGGACTTTCCATAGATCAAAACTGGTAATCCCATAACTCCTCCTCTAATACGGAATGACTTCTTCTCTTTCGTTGAAGAAATCCAACGATTCTAACAATGGTAAAAATTCATTTCTTGTCTTTTCCGGCATTGGCTCTGCGGCCACCCAATAGATCATCATATCGTTTTTGAAATAGAGGACCGTACCGTTTCTGACACTCGGATTCGGCGGCATCAGCTCACCTTCCATTTTGTCCAGGTCGCTGGGGGAAATCATCGGTTCCACATGCCGGCGCTCAATTGCGACGCATGCATGTGTCTGCTTGACCTGATAGAACGCATATTCGTGCGCAAACAACCGTACATTTACGCCGGTTTTAACTGCCACATCCTTCGCAGCCATCCATTCATCGTACGGATCCACCGGGTCCAGATCCGGCGCCCACTTAAGCCCATGCTCATCGATGTTGTACAAATACGCCTCACCCTCTTCCGGGAGATCTCCGATCAGCTCGATCACGGCCGCCTTAAACTTGTTTGAGAGATACTGCAACTCTGTGGCAACGCCCCATTTTTCCGTGTATACCAGAAACCACTCTCCTGTATTACCCACGATCAGTCCGGAGCTCTTCAGGGCATCTTTCATGATTCTTTTCAATTCACCGATTTTCAGAAACATCGTCGTTTCCCTCCTCGTACTTTCTCTTATAAACATCAATGCCGTACCGGATATACTCCAGTACGATATCCATCTCGTCAAAGGATAAATGCCATACGCCTGTTGTCATAATCTTGACCGCCTTCGCTGCTACTTCCATAAGCAGCTGCATGCGAAACGGTCCAATACTTTCCCGGTCCATCAGCGGATCCTCAGGCTTTCGCCGCGCGGCTCCAGATGTGCCCACTCAACCGGCTGCTCTTCCAGGAGTTTCCGGATTTTCATGTTATCCGGAATCGGCGGCTGCTGGATCAGGTAACGGCCCGGAATGTCCTCAAGCTCTCCGGTGATCACCAACGGTTCCAAACCGCCATTCTTCTGAATACTGAAGGAAAACATCGGTGTTTTGAACTTCATCTTTCCGGTATAACGCATATTGGCTTCCAGAGTATCCTTCAGCCACTTCTGTCTCTCTTCGAGGGATTTTCTTCTGCCGGAAAGTCTCTGCTCTTCATCCTTCAGCGCCTTGATGCTGGCATCCATTGTACGGATGATTTTCGCATAGTTGTCTGCCTTATCCTCGAAGTCCATGTTGATCATCTCTAAGGTATCCTGTACAGTCTCCTGATCAACCGTATCATCGTAGAGCATGTCCTCCAGTGTCACGAGCTCCTCCGAGATCTCGTATAATTTAAGTCCACTCATTCCTTTTCCCCCTTCAGCTCTTCCATTATTTCATCTGTGATCGCATGCACATTTTCTTTAAGCGCCTGGCTGGCCGCATCATCCATACGCTTGGCAAGCTCCGCCATTGCCGCCGCATAGCCAAGCTTGGTTTTACACACCGATCCAAAGAAACTGACAATCCATTTCGCGACATTGTTCGGGAGATCCTGCACGCATGTATTTCCCATTCCGATCGCACATGCTTTATAAGTTGCGCTGTCCTCGGTTTTCTCTTCTTCAGTAAGCATAAGCCCCATAAAGAACTCGCCTGTAATCTCATTCTTATTTCTGTCATTCTCAATTGTTACTTTTACCATTGCTTTTCTCCTCTTTCTCCTCTAAAATAGAGGTGTAAACTTTTTACATGTGATCCCCTTGGAGTTGCCGCTCCGCTATGGGGATCTTTTTAAATTAAAATCCCGAATCTTGTAACTATACAGCCGAGGACATACACCATTCCCAGGCTTGCAAGTCCGCCGATCACACAGCCAGCCTTTTCCATCATGTTGTACAGTGTGTTCTGTCTCTCGATCCGGATGTGGATCTCCTTGAGGATTGCTCCCTCTTTGTGCAATTCGGACACACATACTCCCCGTGGATCACTGCAAACCGGGATATATTCCAGATCCGGTTGCACCGCTGGCAGAGTGCCTGCCGTCCTTTTATTGATCTCATGCATCTGTTTCACCTCCTCTCACAGAAGGATAAATTCCTTGATTTCTTTTGACGTAAGTTCCCGGCCCAGGAGCACGGATGCTGCCTGAATCGGAGTAAATTTCAATACAGTTGCAATCTTCTGCATCTCATCCAGAGAATACGTCTCCGGCCGGTGATACTTATTCTGAATCGTCTTTTTCGTTACCCCGACCTTGACAGCCAGAGCGGCATCATCTATTGCCAACCGCTCCTTATTCCCCGCAATACATGCACGAACGATCCTGTTCCGTTCTTCCTGTATATTTGGTTTTAACTTCGGCATACTCTTTCACCCCTTCCGTGTCTTCTCTTGCTTCTCCTATCCCTTTCAATGCTTATCCTGGCTGTCATCAGCGCCACTTGCGGAGCCATCGCAGCCGTTACAGGTATTCTTGCTTATCTCAAATAACTTTTTCAGGTCTCTGATTTCGCGAATAACCTGACAGATAAGCATTACTGTATAGTTGTGATGCTTATCTGCTACCGCTTCAACTCTGTCAAGTCCCTCATCCGTTAATCTCATGGGTCCTCACTCTCCTTCTGATCTGCAATCTCCCGGTACGTTTCAACATCTTCCGGAGACATTAGCTGATCAGCCGCTTTTCTTAGATGGTCTTTGATCGTACTGGCCACCACATCCGCTGATACTTCAGGCGCTCTCAGGAATCCAAAACAAACTCGTTTTACTTTAACGTACATTGTTACCGTAAGCTTCGCTGGTTCTGATAAATCAGCGGAGTGTTCAAGCTTATACCCCACTACATTCTTGATTTCTTCACCGTCCAGAAAAATTCTTTCATTTGAATCTATGGAAACTGCTTTCAGTTCCATCTGTTCTCGCCCCCTTCTCGTCTTCTGTCGCGAACAGATCATCTTGCCGCTCTCATTCTCCGGTGTTATACTTCCCATACAGGCGTTGCACCGCCGAGTACAGAAGAAAGGAATAAACTATGAATACCTTTGAAATTGTTTTTACAGTTGTTAATGCGATTCTGACCTTTATCAGCGTATGCTGTGCTATTCACTCAAGCCGCCAAACAAAGTTTCAAACAGATATCATGCGACAGCAACTTGAAGAATCACAAAAACCAGATTTTCCTTTAACCAGCAGATTAGAAGGAATCTCAAGAGCCATCTACAAAGTAGAAAACGCCATCAGTGAACTATCTGATAAATAACCATTGCCGCCGTGCATATCAAAGAACCGATGACTGCTGCCAGTTGTATCCTGATTGCAATTCTCTGCTTTCTGCGAGATTCCTCCAGCAGTCTATCTAATTCTTCCATGCTCAGCCCTTCCAAGCTCTTTCTTCTTGCCAAGTTTTCTCACGCTCCCTTCTCGCCCTTAAATAATATTTACGGTTTTGTCGTAATCCAAGGGTAAAAAAATAAGCTGTTCATAAGGAACACCATAAACATCTTCAATCTTTCGCAACACTGGAACATCTGGATAGCTTTTACCACGCTCATAATTTCCAAGCGTATCAACGCTTACTCCAATGAGTTTTGCCGCTTCTTCCTGTGTATAACGCTTCATTTCTCTGGCAGTTTTTAACGTGAAGCGGGATTTTACTTTCTGCACTCTCGTTCCCTCCTTTCTCTTTCTACGCTCACTATACTACGGTTTAATCGTAATGTCAACGGTTTTTCCGTAATTTTTTAAATTTATCTTGATTTTTTTACGGAATAACCATATAATCAAAGCATAAGGAGGTCACGATTATGGGTAACCTTGGAAATAAAGAAATAATGGCAAAAAATATCCGTCATTATATGGAAAAATATAATAAGACTCGGCAAGATATGTGCGACGCATTGGGTGTGAAGTATACCACTTTTACAGATTGGGTAAAAGGAAATTCCTATCCCCGCATTGATAAAATCGAATTAATGGCAAATTACTTCGGCATTTCAAAAGCTGATTTGGTTGAGGATAGAAGCGATGATTCTTCCCTCACCGCCCACGATGAAAGAGATATCGCTAAGGATCTCGATCGCATCATGGGAGAGATTCAGAAAGGTGATGATGGTCCTCTATATTACAATGGTGTCGAAATCGACAACGCATCTCTGAGCCTACTTGAGAATGCCATTGAATACGCCCTCAGAGAAACCAAGAAAGAAAACAAAGTTAAATACAATCCAAATAAGAATAAAAAGTAGGTGATGCTTTTTGGAAGCCATAGACCATAAAGCCAAACGCTTGATTCGGTATTATGAACGCTTGATTGGCAGCCGTGATCCAGTCAAGATTGCCGAATATGCTAACATCCGGATTGCAATCCTTCCGCTGGGTGAGATTGCTGGGAACTATAAACTGATAAAGCGTAAGCGATGGATTTTTATCAATGATAATATCCCTGCCGATAGCCCAATGTTTAGAGTTGTCTTGGCACATGAGCTCGGCCACGCTCTCTTGCACAGAAAAGAGAATTGCGCTTTTATAAAAAGCAAGACTTTACTTCTTACATCTGGAATTGAGCGGGAAGCAAATCAATTTGCTGCTTCTCTTTTAATATCAGATGATATGCTACAAGATTACGCCGGATACACTCAAGACCAATTCTGCCAGCGTACAGGGTACCCGAAAGAGCTGATTGAAGTAAGGTTAAAATAAAATGGGGGGGCGCTATGAAAAAGTTAAAAATAATCGGCATGTTTCTTTTCGGAATTCTTTCCTTTGTTGGAATTTCCCAACGTGACATCTCAGGCGGAGAAAACAATATCTATGCAGGAGTCATATGCCTGTTTTTATCTCTACTGCTTCTTTTTTCACTTAAAAAAAAGAAAAATATTCCTGACAAAAGCGAAGTTTTTCTTCCTCCACAAGATATATCGGGTTTAAATGAGACAAAAGAAATAACTCTTTCGGATTACGAAGATGAATACTGTAACCCCAAAATGGAATATGTCAACAGTATTCGCACCGTATCATTATTTTTAAAATGGTGTAAAAAACACCCTCGCATTTTATGTACGGAACAATACCCCTCTTACATGAACTATAGCTGGGGAATAGAAAATCCTTTACAGTTTCATAAACAGCTAATCCAAGAGGGATATCTTGTCAAAATGGATTTAAACCAGAAACTTAAGACTTTAAAAGTAGTTGACCTGAGAGATGTTTTGAGATCACAGAATTTACCTGTGAGTGGAAAAAAACAAGAATTAATTGACAGGATACTGAAACACGCAGATTTATCATTAATTCCCCTAAATGGAGAGAATCAAGAAGAATACTGTCTATCCACAAAAGCACTTGACTACCTCTCCAAATGCGATGACATCATTTCTCTGAATATTGCATCTTCAGATATAGAATCTTATAAGATGGACGGAGTGGAACAGTATCAGATTCTCGCGACATTAGACAGTGAGACCTGTGAAATCTGTGGGGAATTGGACGGAAAAATATTCCTCGTAGAAAATGCTGTTATAGGGCTAAATTTCCCTCCATTTCATTCTGGATGCCGATGCACCACGGTTCCTTATTATGATGATACACCGACCGACGGAATGATAAGAGTGGCTAGAGATAAAGATGGCAATAATATCGAAGTGCCTGAAAGTATGACGTATAAAGAATATAAAGAAACGTATTTATAAACTCCCATGACTGCAAACGAGTGCAGTTTGAGAAAACTAGGAGCTACTGAAGAACACCGAATTCTTCACATCAATTTCTGAATGAAGCCTTGGAATGCTATCGGGAAAAATACGGCTGCTACACAGAGCTGGATGAATATGTGATCATGTTTGAACCTCACTTGGCGGTGATGGAAAAGATATAGAGCATACTATGAGGGAGGTACACTATGACAATAGAAGACATTGTTTATAAATTTAATACGACTCCGTTTTTATTTATTGGATCTGGTATTTCCAGAAGATACCTAAATCTTCCTGATTGGAAGGGACTATTAAAACATTTTGCCGAACTCGTATATGACGATGAATTTGCATACAATATTTTTGAAAGCCAGGCACAAAACCTCGATTGTAAAACGGGACTTATGCCTAAGGTTGCTGAATTGATTCAAAAAGAATTCGACCAAAAATGGTTTCGAGATGCGTCTCTCCGAACTGTTGACTCATCTACTATTGAATTGATTCATAACGGTTTATCTCCCTTTAAAGCTGAATTATCCAACTATATACAGCAGAACTCCATCATTAACGATTCTTACAAAGAAGAAATAGATGCTTTATCAAAGTTATCAGAAAAAAGCATTTCCGGTGTAATTACAACTAACTATGATACATTCTTAGAAGATCATTTTTACGGATTTTCAAAGTATGTTGGGCAGTCTCAATTGATTTTCTCTGCGCTGCAGGAGTTTTCGGAGATTTACAAAATACACGGTTCTATTGAGCAGCCTGATAGTATCGTTATAAATGAAAAAGACTATATTCAGTTTGATGAAAAATGTTCCTACTTAGCAGCTAAGCTCATGACTATATTTATGGAATTTCCAATTATATTCATGGGATATTCTATCAGTGATAATAATATTCAGAATATTATTAAATCTATTGTGAACTGCCTCGATTCCGATCAATTACAGCTATTGGAAGAACGCTTCATATTCATCGAATATAAACCTGATGCTAATGGAACAGAAGTAACCCCTTACACGATCATGGTCGATGATCGACCTTTGGTCATGAAAAAAATCGTTCTTTCTGATTTCATGTTGCTTTATAGAGCACTCGATCTTAAGAAGACAAAATTACCTGTCCGAATGTTGCGTAAGTTCAAGCAGGAATTATATGAGTATACAATTACCGCATTGCCAACAGGTACTCTGCGCGTTGCATCAATTGAGGATACACGTATTGCTGATGAAGATCTTGTACTCGCAATCGGCAAAGCATCTGAATTTGGACTTAAAGGTTTAAGTGGACTGGACGGCAATGAATGGTATCGCAATATTGTTTTAGATGATCTGGACTTTTCTATAACAGATCTGTTGCAATATGCTTTTCCAAAGTTGATGCATCAAAATTCTGGAAAACTTCCTGCATATAAGTACTTGCACGAAGCTACTAAAAATTTCCCAGAATATGCGGAACAGATCAAAAAGCAAAACTTTGATTCCATTATTTCCAAGACCATAAAAAACAACCGTCAGGCCCTTGGAACATATACTTCCGTAATGCAGATATGGGAAAATGAAAATGAGAATTTGGAAAGAGCCACACGTTTAATTGCATACCTGCCAGAAGAACAATTTGATCTCAATGAGTTAGAAAGCATCTTAAAAGGTCTTTTTGAGAGTGATAAAAATATTTTACAAAATAGCGAAGCTGCTACTCGTACTCATATTCGGCGCTTAATACGAATTTATGATTACTTGAAATGGGGTAAAGTAAAAGAGCTTCCTGACTAAAGCATTTGTAAACAAATACCGTGCAGGAAACCCTTTATAAATCTCTCTTGTACCTCCAAGCTATAGCATCTATAAATAGATACCATACTCTATAGCACATTATTTTCTGACGTACAAGTTGATTATACAAAAAAAGATTACATTTGTAAACTACAAAATTATTAAAATGTAAAACCGCCCGGTGCTGGTAACACCGAACGGCTTTACATAGATTTTCTCTTGCCGGATGCTCCGGAAGATATAAATCAGATTTAGAACACCTGAATTATATCATTTTCCGAGCACCCTGGCAAGGGGTGTTCTTTTTATACCCAAAATCGGGCCGTTGCGACGTCGCAACATGGAAAGGAGAATTGATATACATGGCTACTGCGAAAAAACTCCCCTCCGGATCCTGGAGATGTCTGGTGTACAGTCACACTGAGCGTATATTCGACACGAAATCAGGTACATGGAAGGATAAACGAATTTATGAATCATTTACCAGCGATGACCCATCAAGACGCGGGAAAGCGGATGCTGAGCGTCAGGCCGCCGAATTTCAACAGGATCGCAACACCAATGTCAGCCGGAAACGTCAAAAAAACGGAAACATTTTGCTGAAAGATGCAATGAAGAAGTACGTAGAAGCCATCGGTCCATCGCTCTCAGGTACCACCGTGCAGGGATATTCAAAAGAACAATATGACTCTTATTCTTTCCTGATGGAAAAGAAGCTCAAAGATATTACCACAGACGACTTGCAGAAAGCAGTTGACGACGATACAAAACGCCCCTCAAAACGTTCAACCAAAACGAAAACACCTATTTCGCCCAAGACCGTTCGAAACACTTACAGCTACATACGAAGTGTTATAAACTATTTTTATCCGAACGATAACTATGATGTAAGGCTGCCTAAGATACCTAAGAAAGTTAAAAGCCTTATTCCTGCAAAAACTGTGCTGGAAATCATTAAAGATACGGAAATCGAGCTGCCGTGTCTCCTGGCCTGCTGGCTCAGCTACTCTATGTCTGAGATCCGTGGAATCCGTGTTCGAGATATCTCTAACGGATACATTACCCTGGACCGTGTTATCGTTGATATCGGACAGACTCCAACGGTAAAGGAAAGCGGCAAAGCGGAAGCCCGTCTGCGTAAGCATCACATCCCGAATTATATTCAAGCATTGATCGACAAGAATATCTCCGGGAAGAAACCAGATGATCCGTTGATCACCCTGAGCGGACATGCAATTTACATGCGCTGGGTATCTCTTTTAGAGCAGCATGACCTACCTCACATGACATTCCACGATCTGCGGCACCTCAATGCATCTGTAATGGCAATGCTCCGGATCCCGGATAAATATGCGCAGGAACGCGGCGGATGGTCTTCTGATCGGGTCATGAAAAACGTATACACTCATACATTTTCGGAGGAACGGGAAAAGGTCGATGAGACCATAGACAATTATTTTGACTCGCTTCTGGATGGAAGTGCTTCAGAAAAAGAGAAGTCCGCCATTGAGATTATAAATGCACTTCGAGAAGCGGATCCAAACGGCTGGTACAAAGCCCTGCTAAATATGCAACACGAAATGCAACACAAAAACTAAAAAGCCGCGTAAATACGCGGCTTTTGTCGTGGACCTGAGGGGAATCGAACCCCTTGAAATTGCTTATAAAATAAGGTTTTATAGTCTGCCGTGTGATATTTCGTGTGATATTTGAACTATTCTACGACCATGATCCGCTGCGCGCCTCTGCTGTCCGACACATAGCACGCGCCAGCGAAATCACCGGTTTCTTCCAGATAGAACCACTCGTCTCCGACCTTTTTCCAGCCGGTACACATCTTTCCGTCTGATTCAAAGTAATACCATCTGACTTTCCCGTCTGCGTTTTTGATCGCACGCCAGCCGTGTGCGTTCTCATTTTCAGAGATGCGATAATACCAGTCTTTCCCGCTCTGGATCCAATGAGGGACAAAGGCGCTGGCTACCAAAGTGAGGAACAGTTTCTTTTCCGCCTCTCTCCGTTTTGTCAGTCCGGAAAGGACTTTGCCGCCGCCTTTATTGTACTGTGTGATCTTCGCCGCGATCTCTGCACGGGAGCGAGTGCCGTTCGCTGTCAGCTGGTCGATACTTCCCACGTTGTAGGCGAATGAAGTCAGCGCATCGAATTCGTTCTGATTCCAGTTATACTTCGAGTACTTATTGACTTTGCTTTCGTATGCTGCCATATCAGAAACGAGCATCCGGTCTGCTTCCGCCTGCGTGATCTTCTGCCCCGGTTTCACGCCGCCGGTGTGTCCCCATCCGATGGTCCAGACACCGGCAGGGCATTTGTAGGCAGTCAGGCGACAACCTTCAAAGCCCTTAATCAGATTCAAACCGTTCTCGCTAATCCTCATCTGTCGGAATCTCCTTATTATATGTGTTACTGCTCAGACCGAGAAGCACTCCGAGAAACGTGTCTAACGCAGTGATTGTACCGACCACCTGTTCTCCACACGGAAACCCCCAGATCTGGGAGATGGAAAAGTACAGTGTGCCAGCCGCAGGGAGAAGATACTGTGCGATCCACTTGAGGATATCATAAGTTGTGTTGGATAACTTCATAGCAGCCTCCTTAGAATACTGTTACCTGTGCTTCCTGCATCTTGCGGTCAAGCTCTGCCGCATATGCATCCTGTGCGATACTCTGGTCAATGACCTCTGCTACTACCTTCGGAAGTCTTAACGGCACTCCGCGCGGAACGGAATACTTAACGCCATTGACAATGACGTTTAATGGATTTTTATACTTTTCGCCGTCACGGAAAAGTGGAGCATGATCCACGTATTCAACGCCCGGCTTTTCTGTATTAGTTTCTTCTGCCTGCACTTCTTCCTGTACTTCTTTTACTTCTTCCTGTACTTCTGCTTTTCTTGGCATAAATTATCCTCCAAAAATAGGGAAGTGCGGAGGCTACACTTCCATAAGGGCGGGCTAAAACCTCCGCCCGGTAATTAGGCTGCGTAAGAGCAGGCTGTCTCGATACGAACCATGTAGTCCTCAACGAGTCTCTCTGCTGTCTTTGTTGCTTTCCAACCGACAGTGGAACGCTGGTCAAGCGGATCCGCAGTACCAGCAGAACCCTTCTGCTTGGTGATAAGCTCAAGCCCGCCGCCCTCGATGTTCGTTGTGCCATATGCGTTCTTTGCGATAATCAGTGTGGAATAGATGTCGAACTTGTCTGTGGATCCGCCGGCATCTTCGAAGATCTTCGCTTCTGTGGTCTCGACAAACCGGACATTTGCGATCTTACCAATCTCATTGGTAAACATTGCGTCATTGTCCGTGTACTTGTGCCATTCCACCCACGTCGGATCAGACATAAGGTCGAATGCGACATCCGGATGAATGATTCCAACGAAGGAGCCGTCGATAGTTTCCGCGTTCTGTCTCTTTAAGGTACGAACTGCTGCTCTGACTGCTTTCACAGTAAGAGTATCAGTTGCGATGATGGCAGAACGGCTTGCTCTCTCGCCCTCATGGTACTGGACGTTTGTGCCGCCGTTTAACACCTCTCTGACAACCGTATCAAGAGATCTGCCCGCCTGAGACCCGATAAGCTGAACAGCTTCCGTCTTGATATTGTCGATGGCTGTAAGGTCAAGGATATCCGTGATAACAACATATCCGCCGTACTGCTTTACAGTTGCAGTAATCGTGGAAGTGTCAAGTGCCTGTCCATCCGGTGTAACACCCTCGACAAGGGCTTCTGTGATCTTTGCAAGCGGTGTGAACTGTCTGAACTCGATAGACTTACCGTTGCCAGACGGGATGTTTCTCTTCTGTCCAAACTGATCGTGAACAAGCTGTGCTTCAGCAAGCTGGATCAGATAATCAGAATAATAGGTCTTGATTTCCGGCGCAAGGTTGTTTCCGGAAGTGCTGGATGTGGAAGCATTCAGCACAGTTGCAAATGCCTGAATGTTAAAAATATATTTTTTGCGCATATAAATTCCTCTTCTCTTAGAAGCGGATCCTTTCTCCACTCATGGAGCGCTTCGCAAGTTCCGCTCTCTCTCTCTTGGTAAGGTTATGCACATCTTTTGTCACCTTCGCGGATGCCATTGGAGATAATCCATTCTCAACCGGACGGTTTCTCCGTGTGGCAAGATCTTCAGCTGTTGCCTGGCGGACCTGCTGTGCGGTGTACTGCATCGCTCCGGATGTGATTTCAGCACCATGAACCGCATAAAAGGCACGGTCGATGGAGAGACCGCTTCTTAAAGCCTTTTCAAAGTCTGGGTTTTCCAGCTCTGTGTCAAGGTCAAAGTCCGGGAAGATCTGTTTTAAGTTGTTCGACTGTCTGTCCCACTCTTTCATCTGTCTCTGGATCTGCTGTGTCTGCTGAAACTGCTGCTGTTCGGCACGCAGTCTGCGATTCTCTGCCTGCGCTTCCGAAAAACGTTTGTACTGCTCCACCGTCATTCCAGCTTCAATCGCCCGTTCCTCAAACATGGAGTCATCTCCGTTTAAGGCTTTCACGATACCATCAACATCATTTGCATCCAGATTATATTTTGCGGCAAGTACATCCAGTACCTGTGCTGATGCATCTGCTCTGGATTTTAACTGGTTGTAATCGGCGTGACGCCGGTTAAACTGTTTCTGAAACCACTTGCTCGCTTCGTCCTTGTGGGCTTTGACATAATCGTCAAAAGACATGCTCTGTTCCGTGTGAGTGGCGTTCTCACCATCAGAGGTTACAAGCCCCTGCGCCTGATTCCCAGCGGCGGCCTGAGATGTGCCTGCGGCACCTGCGCCCGCTCCTGCACCGGCAGCGGCTCCGCCGCCTTCACCGTCAAATGCACGGAGATCAAATAAAAATTTCTTCATAAATTCCTCCACCGCGGTCTTTCCCGTGAGCCAGCTTTCGCTTTATGCCATCATTCTAACTTTTAACGAAGGGAAAAACGACCGACCTATTTTGCACGCAAAAAAAGACGGGCAAATGCCCGCCTCCTTTTAATATCCGAGGATATTCTGTAACTTATACCATTCCGAACTACCATAATAATCATCCAGAGTATCACTCTTTTTCTTCTTACTATTGTAGCCGGAAAGTTCCCATGCCAGCTCTGCCTGATTGTAGCTTAAGGTGTTGTTCTTCACCTGTTCTACCAGATACTTCGCAATCTTATACTTCTTGCTTCCGCTGACTGATTCACCGGATTCCTCATATGTTGACGCCTTGAAGTCCCTTGTGCTGAGATACTCATCGTAGGTATCAAACGTGCCACCATACTTCTCCCACTCATCGTACTTCTTTTGCTGATCGTCAGACAACGCATTGTAATACTCTGTCTTCGCATCAAGACCGTTTGCTTTCGCATAATCAACAGCGAGATTGTAAACATCCTTTGCAGAAAGGTTCGCGTCTTTATCCTTCGCTTTCAGCTTGTCACTGGCCGCACTCTTATAGGAATTAAAGCCGGAAGAGCTTTTCGCAACCTTGACACCCTTCTGTTTGAGAATTGTCGCATCTGCCACGTCTTTCGCGGTCTTTTTGATCGTTGACAGCACCTGCGCCGCGTCCTCATCGCTGAACTTCTTCCCGGAAAACTGTTCCTTGACGTATTTCCAGTAAGCCTGCTCGTAAGTCTTCTGATACTGAATGTACTCGCGTCCTTTAAGGGAATGCTTCTTCCCTTCACTGTCCGTAATCTCTGTGTTGAGAGCACCCGGAAGCATATTCTTATTCCCGGTTTTCTTCACAAAGCTCTGGACGGATTTCTCCACACTCGTCCATGCATTACGGTCAGACTTCTTCTGGTACGTCTTGATGCTGTCAAGAAGAGACTGTTTAACAATCCGGTACTCCGCGCTGTCCGCATTATCCTTTACAAGACCCATCGCCCTTGAATAATAACTCGTCAAGGCACTGTCCTGTGAGGATTCCAAGAGATACGTCTTGTTATCCGGGTAAGACTTCGCGTACATCGAAGACTCATCTGCCTTGTCATACATCCAGTTTGCAAGATCCTGTGAGTAGATATTATCCTTGATATAGGTGTTCTTAACTCCCAGCGTCCGGTCACGTTTACCTTTCACACCCTTGCCATCATTAACAGGGAACAGCGCCGTCTGGTATGTCCAGTATCCGCCAAGAACATTCTTGCCGAAGTAGTCAATCTGCTGTGGGCTGAGATTCAGAAACTGCCCCATAAGATAGGCCGCCTGACTCGTTCTTGCTGTATACTGCTGTTTCGGAACTTTACCCTCAAGAGAACTGCTGACAATCGGGGAACCGAGATAATCTTTGTTTGCGTTGATCGCAGCGCCAACGCCGAAGATTCCCGTTGAACTGATTGCTCCGGTTAATGCATCCTTCGAAGCATCGTAAAGTCCATCACTCGCCACATTAAACGGCATTTCCGCAAGATCAGAGACGATAGAAGGAAGGAAATTCGATGTCGCGTATGCCGCAAAATCATCAAATGCATGATCCTGATCGTCCTGCGTGAGTTCCAGTATCCGCTCCATTGCAGAGGACGGGATTCCAAGCTCATGTGATTTCGTGAGTGCAAAATACTTTCCTTTACCAAGAGGAATAAGGAAGTTTGAGTTCTTCACATGGTTGCTTAACTGGTTATAGTTCTCCTTATCGTCCTTGCTCTTATGGTTTAATGCATATTCAATGGCCGTCATAATCATAGACGTTACCGCAAGAAATGCCCATCTCTGAAATATGATCTTCCCACGCTGCTTCGCCGTATACTTTGTGCCCTTCAAATCCTCTCCGGTAAAGTATCTGATCGTCTTATCCGTACTCTGAATACCGGCATTAAAGAACGGGATGACCGCATTCGCCGCTTTGGAATTTGTTCCGTGGCGTCTAAAGTTCACTGTGATATCTGTTGCTTCGTGGAATGCTTCCTGCTGAGTCATGCCCTGCTGTCTGCATAAGCTGTAAATTGCGAAACGTGGTCCCTGCTCAATGGTATCTGAAAGTACAGAAATCGCCCCGAAGAAGCTTGATGCAGGATGCTTATAGAAGCGGTCGGCGTTGCCCTTCTTATTCAGCCCAGTACTATTTAAAGACTTCCGGATGTCGGCTGCGTACTTCTCACTGCCTTGCCATATGCCGGTATTACCGCCGCCCATTGCCAAGTATTCGCGGTAAAGTGGAGATACTTCCTTACCATTAGCCTCTTTGAAAGAGTTGAGATAAGCACTGGCTATTCCAGAAAATAGCTTAGCCGGATTCTTTGTCTGTTTCGCATAGTTGAACATCGTCTGTAAATCACGTGGTGCATTGGAGAATACGCTCCAAATAATGTTATTTCCGGTGATATTAGCAGTCATGAACTTCGTGATCTTCCCATAGGTTCCAAGGACTGCCCCAAGATGACCCGGAGACATATTGCTGATGCTGTCCAGAAGAAGCTCGTCATTCACTTTCCAGAACTCCGGCTTGCCGTCTACAAGAATGCAGATCTCCCCTTTTTTCTGGTTTGCCTTTCCAAGTTCAAACTGCGTATAAACATCATCAATCTCACTCAACACATCGTCCAGAATGTCCATAGCGTCCGCAGACATCGCCATTCCATCCGCACTCACGAAGATTTCCTGCTTAAGATCTTTGATGTCGATCTTTTTCGGGATCTTCGGATCCGGGATTCTCTCAAGGAAGGTCGCATCTGCTCCGAGTTCCGTAGATGCCTTACGGATCTCAAGCAGTGTGCTGTTTCTGGTTGCCGTGGAAACCATCTTATTAACCATATCCATGATATTGTCCACTGGCATGACAATCTGCCGTCCGCTTCCCTTCGCTTTCGCAAGCGAATTACCACGGTTCTTAAATCCAGCGCGGAAGAACGGAACATACCGCTGATACAGTTTCTTCATGGCAAGATAACGATCCTTTGAGATAAGCCCGGTTCCAAGACCGTAGGTGCGTGTAAAGAGATCGGTAAATTCAAACACACGCTTTGCTGCTTCTTTGAACTTCGGATATTCATTCTCAAGTTCCAGTGCGCGGCTTGTCATCCACTGTCGGTTGTTCATCCGGTCATCAGCAAATACACGCTTGCCATTCTCGATCCACTCGATACCATGAAGGACCGTCAGATACTCGTTGAATGCTGTGTACTCTTCCTTATTTACTGTATTGATACCCTGTAATGCCCACTTCAAACCATGACCGACGTAGTTTCCGTTGATATCCAGTAAGTCCCCTTCAAGGATCTGCTTTGCGCGGGCTTCGGAGTATGCGGAGTTGGATGCCATAACATACGCTTTCCCACCTGTTTTTCGGTCAAGTAACCGGATTGCATGGTTGGAATCTACCCATTCCTGGATACGCTTATCTACTGCGTCCTGCGCTTTTTCTTTCGTTGTCCGGTAATCACTGATGCGGTTTTCCTTATACACAAGAGCACTTGCCGCGCTCTTTGCACCTTCGGAATAATATGCGTTTACCTCGTCCGCGAACTGCTCAAAACGTGCCAGCTCTGTCGGATTGGTGATCTTTTTCTTGATATACTCTGTTGCCGCCGGATAGTCAATCGCTGCTGTGTCCTTATTCTGGAGATAGTACCGGATAAACTCCGCAACACCCTCGATCTTATGAAGTGAAGGATCATACGCCGCCTTATTCCCCGGCTCCTTCTCAAATGCTTTTTGGAAGTCCTCCTCAACAGCCTTCTGGATCGCCGTATCTTTCAGAATATTGTACTTATCATCCAGCCAGTGACCGAACTCGTGAGACACAGACGGAAGGTCGTTGGCAATCTTTGTCCTTAGTCCCTTGTCATTCGTGTTGTACTGACCGGTTACGCCAGCACCACGGACATATCCGGTATCAAGGTTAATTCCGAAATCGTGCATCGCCTTTCCGATGATCTCCGCAAGTGGTTTCGCATGTTCCACTGTACTGTTCGTATTCTTCTCCGCCGTCCAATCCTGCGGCCTTGCATCACTCGTCTGGTTGATAAAGCCCTGCACCGCACTTCTGCCGCTGACCGGCTTACCTGCCGCTGCTTTCGGCTTCACACCTGCCGCCTTGAGCTTTCTCGCATAAACTCCGCCCTCGCTGTTTTCCTTCGCATCGGAAACAGCCTCCGCATTATTGGCAAGAAGCTCCTGTTCGATCTCTGTCGCACGTTTTCTTGTTGCCGCCAGCTCATCTGCCTTTGAAAACTCCGAACCGATTACTTCTTTCAGCTTCGGAACATTCGCCTCGTCCACAGACAGGGATGTCTGCGCACTCTTAAGCTGATTCGGGATCTTCTTCACAGCTTTCACAACCATCGTAGTCGTTCCTTTGGAACTGAACAGGTTGATCTGGGAACCGTAAGACGCATTACCCACAAGCTGGATCACGCCGCCCTCATGCCCCGCGTAAATATCAAATCCGCTGATGGAACCAATCTTCGTGGAGTCAGCCTTTGCAACCTGCGCTTTCTTTGCCGCCACAATGAGTGCTTCACCAAACTCCTCACGGTTCGTGAATGACTTCTTACCAACCATTCCTTTGAAATTATCTCCAGTAAGGTCCGTGACCTTCTTCACGTCCGCTTCATACTTCGGAAGCATTTCTTTGGTATTGCGGATACGGCGTTCAGTCTGCTCTAAGTCTACACGTGCATCATAGATACTGCGGTCAAACTGCTTTTTCAAACCTTCCAGTTTGCGGAGCTTATCATTGTTGTCCGCCTGTTCCTTCAAAAGCGGGTTGCCAGATGCCACTGCCATGATATCCCCGGCAGACGCGCCGAACTCGTCAGAAGAGAAATTAGCATTGTCACTTTTGTATGTTCCGCTGGTGATTTCACTGATGAAGCGAGACTTCGCACGCAGAGTGTCCCACTGCTTCGTATCGAAGGTGTTCTCTGTGACATAAACATTTATCGCAACTTCCGGGGAAAGGTTTCCCTGCCGAATTGCACGTGCTTCCACCTGTTCGATATCGCCTGGTCTCGCAAGTGGGTTTAACTCATGCAGTGCAACAACACGGTCCTGTACATTAAGTCCCTCTCCCATCATCAGAGATGAACCAATAAGAACGCGCACTTCACCGCTTCTCACTTTCTCATACAGAATATTCCTCTTTGAATCATTCGTAGCATCGTGAATGAATGCGATCTGTTCTGCCGGAATACCCTTCTCAATCAACATATCTTTCAAGTCCTGATAGGAATTGTAGCCTTCAACACTGATTTCCTCATTCGGATTGTAGGATTCTTCCATTTCCGCATCAATTTCTGTATTACTTGCGGATTTTCCTTTTCTATTCTTTTTCGGAACCCCTCTATCACAGAACACAAGCTGAACGCCATTTTCCTGCGTGTTACCGTTTACATCCGTGAAGGTTTTTGACTCGTTCCAGATTTTGAAGATTTCATTGGCAGCCGTTGGAACTTTCTCATCTGCTCCGTACGGAAGAGACGGATCAAGCATACGCTGGGAAAATGACGCTTTCTTTCCGTCGCTCTGTAAAGAGAAAATGTGATCTTTCCCCTTGCGATCCCCGTGTTTTAAACGTTCTCCAAGACCATTGATGACTTCCCTTGCTTTCGGGCCTGCCTGACATACGATGATACTGCGCTCTCCGCCCTTCATCTTCGGCAGTTTAATGCCAGGAACATCTTCTGTCAGCACACGATCGGTAACTGCGCCCCAGATCTGCTGCCAGGCATTCATGTTGGTGAAGCCTGTAAAGGAATTTCTGGTAATCCATTCACTTCCAGCTGCATCTTGTCTTGTGATTCCTTCAATACGACCGAACATATCAATGAAGTTATCGAGATTGTAAATGCCTGTCTTTTCCAGCCCTTCCGGGTAGAGATATCGGAGCATACTATAAGCTTCGACCGGAGAGTTCATAACCGGAGTCGCAGTGCCGAATACAACGCCCTTGCCGCTCTGCATATTCCGCACGTAGTCCGTTTTCATCTGCATATCGAAAGTAAGCTGGTTTCCATCTGGCTTTCCCATGTCGGCTACATTTGAAAGGTTGGTGGTGTAAGCAAGGTTTTTATATTTCTGCGCTTCATCCACAAATATATAGTCGATACCAGTTTCCTCAAACGTGATATTATCCGTGTCACGCTTTGCGTCTGCCAGTTTCTCAAGCTTCGTTGCAAGTGATTTTCTGCGCTTCTCAAGCTGCATGGTAGTCGATGGGTTTCCGCCCTTGTTTGCCTTTAGCTCTTCCTGCATGGCGATGATAGAGTCAATCTGCTTCTGGATTGTGCCCTTCTGATAATCATCAGACATCGGGATCATCTTGAACTGGTCCTGAGAAATAATAACCGCATCTACATCGGTTGTGGCGATCCGGTTCGTGAACTCTCTTCTGTTTTCTTTCTTGAATGTGGTGTCGTCCGCCACGAGCACATTCGCAGTCGGGAACATCTTGTAATAGTCGTTGATCCAGTCACCGACCTTGTTCTTTGGAACGACAATGACCGGCTTCTTTGCGATGCCAAGTTCCTTTAACTTCTTTGTCGCGCCAATCATCGCGAAGGTCTTACCAGCTCCTGCGCCGTGCTGGAGTAACGTATTATACGGAGACTGCACAATACGGTTGATTGCAGACCCCTGATGATCGCGCAGCTGAATATCCGCAGTCTGCCCAGGAATCGTAACCTTGCTGTCATAATGTGCCCTGGCCATTGCGTTATAACTGTCATTATAGACTTCCTCAAGCTGCGTGCGCCGCCCCTCGTCCTTCCACAGCCACTTATTGAACTCGTCCGTGATCTTGTTCTTTAACTCCTTGCAAGCTTCCGTGGCTTCCAAGTTTGGAACACTCTTTCCGTTAATATCCTGCGATTTTACCGTGAGATCCCTGTTGTTAAGAATGTTGTAAAGCATTCCCCTGTCGTTTTTGTTCGTATAAAGGAATCCCATATACTTATTACCGAACATCTTCGTGTTCTCCGCTGCCCGGTAAAGGGCATAACGGTTGACCTTTACGTCATAGCCACCGACTTTGGAATATGTGACTGTTACGTCCCCCGGATTTCCTCCAAGAAGTTCGGACGCAAAATCCCCGTAAAGCTCTGCCGGAATCCATGTAACACCAAGATTGACAGAGATATCCTTTCCATGCTTATATGCCGGGACAACCTTCTTAAGCGCATCCACATTCTTTTTGTACTCAGGATTGCCCTCCGCAAGCATCTCTGCTTCCTTGAGCTTTGCCCGGACGTTACCGGAAAGATATGTAGTGGCACTGACAAAGTTCCCGTCTGCGTCACGGAACGCAAGATCTCCGGCATCAAGATCCTTCTCAACCTCTGCTTTCGGCTTACGCATCAGGTCTGCAATCTTCTGGGAATCAATATATCCTAACTGATTTAAAGAAACCTCGATACCATCAGAAACCGTGTTGACTGATGTAATATCCACTGCCTGATTGACCGTGTTCCTCGTAAAAATATCGTTCTTAGAGACAGTCTTATCCTTGACCTTCTCCAAGGACTGTAAGAACGCATAGTCCGTGTCGTTCCTAAGGACTTTTTTGACCGCAGGCGTATGGAAACCGTTCTTGTACTTCGCTGTGAAGTTATCATACTGCTTATTCAGACGTTCACGGAGCTTTGCAATATCCGCATCAGACTTCCCGGTCAGCATCGCATCCACAAGGTTGCGTGCCGTGTCGCGTATCTCAACAGCTCCCTCATAGATGGCCTTCTCCTTCGCTTCAAGGTTTAATTCCGTTTCCACTCCGCCATCATTTTTATAAAGCTTGCCGTCCTTTTTATACGCCGTTCCCTGCTTCTTGTTTCTGGCTTCCTTGACCGCCTTGACAGCTTCCTCGTGATGATTCACCTTCGGATATTCCATCTTGCGGTCAATGTGCTGGAATGCCTTTGTAATCTGCTCCTCTAAGCTGCCTTTTCCCTCAAGCGGATCGTAAGTCGTGACTGTACGCCCGAACTGCCCCGTTGTTCTTCTGGCTGTTCCAAGAACCATTTCCGGGTGATCGGCAAAATACTGGTTGATATCTCCTGTGTTGTACTGCCAGCTCGTTCCAAGAAAGGCTTCGCCTTGATACGGAGTATTTGCCGCACGCTTCTGGAATACCAGAATGTCTGTCACAACATCCGTACCGGTTCCTTTGAATGCGGTATTCGGAAGACGGATTGCTCCGATTAAATCAGCCTGTCCGCTGAAATATTTCCGTGCAGCCTCTCCCCTTGCATCCATCGTACCGCTGGAGGTGATAAGGCAGGCAATACCGCCCGGACGCAGTGTATCGAGAGAACGCGCAATGAAATAATTGTGGATCTTCGATGTAATGGCAGACGGGTAGCGCTTATCTGTAATTCCGTACTCACCGAACGGTACATTGCCAACCACAGCGTCCATATAGCCATTCGCAAGGATCGCTTTCTCGAAGCCCTGTACACGCACATCGGCATTCGGGTAGAGCGCCTTTGCAATATTACCCGTGACCGTATCAAGCTCCACAGCCGTCCAAGAGCGAACGGAAGGGGTAAGATCAGACGGCATTGCACCGATGAACCTTCCTACACCGGCAGACGGTTCCAAGAGCTTACCACCATTGAAACCGATGGACTGTAAGCCCTTATACATGCCGTTAATGATTGCCGGATCCGTGTAGTACGCATCGGTGATAGACGATCTTGCTGTCTTCAGCTCCTCATCAGTGAGGATCCCGGAAAGTTCCGTTTCCGCGCGCTTCCACATTTCTTCCCCGATGCCGCCCCATCCGGTGTACTTCGCAAGGATCGTCTGCTCCTCTGCTGTCGCAATACGGTCTCCTGCCATGATGTCCTTTAAGGTCTTTACTGCATCAAGGTTCGCAGAAAGCCTCGTTGCAGGCGTGGAAGGAATGCTCTTTGAAGACTCCGCTGTGAGGACATAGTTATTCCCCTTCGGCTTCTCCTGCGTGGCAATTTCCTTCTTCTGCTCTGCCTGCTCCTCAACAGTTACAGCTTCCTTCGGTGCTTTCTTCTCAGCTTTCTTTTTTGTCGGTTTTTTATCCTTCTCTTTATTCTGCTCTTTAACTGAATTATTCGAGTTATAACTCGGTTCAGTTGAGTTAGTTGAGTTACCGACCGTTTCTTCTGTGTCTGAATTCGTGTTCGGTACGTTTTGTTCCGTTTTCTGCGTTGATTCTGTTGTAATATTCTGGTCATTATCCGATGTGACGCCATTCTGCGCACTCTGAACCAGCTCCGGAGGCGTTACTCCTCCGTCTCTTCCTCCGACGTGATCTGATACTTGATCTCCCGCACTACTTCCAGCGCTTCGTTGTCCTGATACCCCGCGTCCAGAAGATCCAGATACCGATCCAACATCTGATCCCCTGACTTCTTCAAGGTTGGATACAGGCTGCCGTCCTGCTGCATCGTCTGTAACTTCTTCGGCGCGTACCGGATCAGATCCTCCAAGATCTCCTTCCCGAACCTCGACAGGCTGTCGTACTGCTCCTTCGTCACGTACTTCATCATTGTTGTGTAAATCGCCATAACCATTACCTCCTGTGGTCTTTACTCCTTCGGCATATGCCGCATCGTAGAAGGGAAGAACCGCGTCCCCATAAGGGCTGCTAAAAAACTTCTGAAAATCTGTATCGTTCTGCATAAGGTCCCGCAGAGTTTCTCCCTTTACTGCTGCCTGGTATACCTTTCTCATATTATCATCATACCACAGAATATCTACACCTTCATATCCATTTTCAAAGGATGTCTTAACATCTCCGTCATACTGGTTAGAAAGTTCTTCGATGCCCGGAAGCGTTGGGGCATCATCTTCCGGCACGATATTGTTGACGTCAACAATATCGTCAGCCTGACCGGACATAGCTGTATCCGGTTCCATATCCTGGGCATCCATGTACTCCTCTGGCGGATTCTCGTTCGTGCCCTGCGCGGATTCCTGTGCAAGCTCTGTGGCAAGCTGTTCCGCCGGGCTTGTCTGGCTCTCTGTGACCGGTTCTGCGGCTGCTTCATCCACCACATTGACCGGACTGTTCATCACATCAATCGCCGCCTGTGTGGACGCTTTGGCTTCTTCTGGTGTAGATGAAAGAGAAATAGGCTCACTGCTCGCACGTTCTTCTTCCTGTGCTGTTGCTTCCTCAACCCAGTCATTGACCATCTCATCCAGGTTCTTGTCCTCAGTAATGACAGGCGCAACACCCTTTGCCTCTGCCGCCCGGTCAATGGTGCTCTCCACGCCGTTATAGATATCCTGCTGCTCTTCAAGAGTCAGAATATCACCGTTCGCAAGCTTATTTGCATATCCGGAAAGCTTTTTCATTGTCGCGATCGCCTGGTCGAGACCTTTTGTATCAACAGTGCCGTCCTCACGAGTATACGCTTCCGGGCTTGTGTCGATTGCATCTGCCGTCTGGCGCAGTTCATCCTCGGTGAAGTTCTGGTTTGCCTTTGCGTTCATGTAGTTCATGACGGTTGCACCGGATCCCATGACACCGCCGGAGATCGCGCCGCCAAGGAAGGACAATGCACTTTCCTTGAGAAGATTGTAAACCACATTCTGCATAGCTTCTCCGTTGGACATTCCGCTTTCCTTATATGTGTTATACTGACTAACATATTCTGCTTCGTTGCCAAGGATTAAGCTATCTGCCGCCGCATCTGCAAGCGTGGAGAACACTTCCTCGCCGCCCTCCGTTGCCGCCTGTTGTGCAATCCGCTTGATGATCTCGCCAACATTATGCGGGGAGACTTCCATATCCTTGAACGCATTCAACTTGTCCCATGAAAGCTTTTCGGATAAATACTCAAATGCGCCGTTCGCCGCCGCATCAACTGCCGCCCGTCTGCCGGACACCTTCTCATTCTGGTTAAGATCCGTGAGCTGTCCAGCCGCCGCGCCACCCGCCATAAGTGTAAGACCGCCAGCCTCGCCAAGCCCTGTTACGTTTGCAAATGCACGGTTTGCCGCACTATCCGCAATGCTCATACCAGTATCGGTAAGGAATCCTGCAACTTTTTCTCCTGTGGTGCTGATACCGTCCTGTTTTCCGCCGGTTGCGTCCTGTACCCGCCGTCTTACACCGGCCTGTGCATTCTGCGCCGCATAGGTATCCTTAAAAAACTCATTATCCAGCTTTTTGCCGGTCAATGCCTGATACGCAGTTCCGACAAGGCCTTCCATACCGGATCCGATGTTGTTTACGATATGGCTGACCGCTCCGCCGACCGGATGCTTATAGGCATATGCTCCCTCTTTGGTATTGCGGTAACTGCGCTCATCGGCCAGTGTGGAATAATTCGGATCGTTCGGATTGAAGTTCTTGATGGACTGATCTACAACGCGCGCATTCGGATCATTCTGGTTCTTCACCGTGATGTTCTTCGGCATGTTCTGTTTCTGCGTTTCGGACAACGCAATGGTAGTCTTTCCCCGTGAGTTCATTGGTGCTTTGGTCTGTGTTTTAGCCGCCGCCTTGCTGATCGCATTATCTTTAAGTTTCTGTTCAACATCATTAACAGATACGCCGAAGGAATTTATCAATGAGCTTCCATTGGCATTGTTTTTTTTCTGAGAAGAACGCTGCTTCAGTGAATCCACTGCGGCATTCGTCGTTGCTTCTTTTGCTCTCCGCTCATTCGTTTCCTTCTGTTTCTTTGCCCTGTACGTTAAAAATTCACTTGCCATAGCTCCTCCTTAGATGTTGGCCACTACCAACTGAATCAATCCGCTTGCCAGCGCTCCGACAATAATTCCGACAATCGTAGACTGTGCTGTTGCCTTAGCTGCCTTCAAATTGTCCAATGGCGCTTTTTCAAGCTGGTCAAGTTTCTGCCCCTGTTTTGCCTGCTCTTCGGCCATGTGTTTCATATTAAGTGCCAGTTCCTGAACGGAGCTTGTGATCTCCTGCAAGGTCTTTGTGACTCTCTCCAATTCATCCAGCCGACGATTCTGCCTTTTATCCTCATCATGGATCCGTTCAAATGCTTCTCTTGTAGCTTCGTCCATAATTGCTCGCTCCTTCACTCATTTTTTATTATCATAATGAATAACACCTATCTCTGCATACCGACCTAAAAAAAGAGCCCCCAACTAAAGCACCTGTAAACAGACACCGTATGGAAGACCCTTTTCAAACTTATTCAATTGTATCAATTTATGGTGAAAACTTCCGCCATAACAAGCCGCGTAAGTTTATTTCACATCAAAACAATAATTTTAATCAACTAAAGCCCTCTTTAGTTGATTAAGTATTTTCATCCAAGCTATCAAACAATTTCGTCCCTGCAAAATTCTTTCTATACGTAGCTCCATAACCAACGTCATAAGAGAATCTGTTACTTCTGGTGCTTGATTCAAGCTGTACTTGGTACTGGTAGCTTTTCCCAATTGCGTTCTGTTTCAAATATATATAAAATATTTTTCCGTTTGTTATATTTCCCATCGAAATCAGGATACTGTTATCATCGAAATTCACTTGATTTTTTATGATGGCAGATGCTGAAATATTTGAATCATCAGTTAATTTTCCGACATTTATCTTTACTTCAATTTCGGCTGAAGAAATTTTACCGCTATCGCTATTAAAAATAAATGCTTTCCAGAAAATGCTTGTATTATCATTGTACACTCTAGGATATGCTAGAGCATAATATGGACTGGTAATATCAGAAAGATGAGGAACGCTTTTTACTTGAGTTTTGCTTACATATTGAGGGTGACAATCGTCAAAATTATAGTGATTGAATTTTGTTAGTATATCGCTATTCATATTACATCACCTCCATTCCATTATTCCAATATTTATTAACAATTGCTGCCGCAGACTTATTTAAAAAAGTAAATCCATTATCTCGTGCGTCATAAACGGACCAAATAAACATACCACTGTTTTTAACTCTATCCACCATTGTAAAAAACAATTCATAGTATTTTGACTGCACAGCTTGATTTTCGATATTAGGCGAGTAGTAGTTTTCCCATGTTTGGAACAATCCGTTTTCCTGTGATTGCGTTCCAATTTCTGAAATCCAAATTGTTTTATTGGGATATAGATTGTTCAATTCGTTTAATTTTCCAATACTGTTATCATTATAAAGGTCATTATAAAAAGACGACTTTAAAATCTCGTCAGATTCATTCAGACCATATCTTGTTAAACATGGATAACAATTAAAACCAATTATATCAAACAAATCAAGACATAAATTGTTTTTGTCATAAATATTAAAATTGATAGCGCATTTTACGTTCGGATATGAACCTTTTAGATTATTTATTGTTCTAAGCCAATAAGGTTTATATTTTGAATCTCCCGTTAACGTTCTTAATTCATTTGAAATCGCAACGTAACGAACATTTAATGGATATGCAATATCAAGATATGATTTTATTCTATTTTCCCATGTTGTGAACCATGTATCTAAGTCTTCTGGAGTCACGTTTTCACCACCAGCATTTGTTGCAGAATGACATGCGCATCTTAATGTAACGAAACATCCAAGTAAATTAATGTATTTTATTGTTTTTTCGAGTTTGTCTAGTACACCTTCTTTGATTGGTTTTATTACAGACGAAGTATTACTCTCGAAAGTATCACTTGTCATTAAGGCAAAAGCATTTACGCCACGTTTTACACACCCATTTATAATTTCTTTTAATTCATCAAAAGAAATTGAACTATCCAGCGTTATGTTCACACCTTTTTTATATTCATCCCCGCTATAAAAATACTTCATGTCTAAATTTTCATCGCAATAAATTGCGGCACTTTCGCTCAATTCTATGTCATTATTGGCTATAAACGTAACAACTTCTTCTTTTAATGGATACATGATATATAAAGGATGATTTGTAAAATATTCTTTAAATTCATCAACTGATTTGCTAGAGTCATATCCAAAAGATATATTATTATTACTCTCAATAGTAATACAGTTATCATTTGCGTATGGTTTGTTTGTTGGCGCAAAAAAATTAGATAGAATACAGTTGCTTGCACTTGATTCAGTTTTTGGTAAATAATCAAGCTCACTACCCGATATTAAAAATCTATTACTGAAATTTGATTTTGTCACTTTTTCAATAGGGACTTTTTGATAATGGGTTCTTTTTACTTTTACAATTCTACCCTGCTTACTTTCAATAGTATCTTTAATTTCTTTTATTTTTCCAAATACTTCTTGTACTTCAATTTCTTTATCAACGCAATTTTCAATATAACCTGTATATTTGTAGCCAATGGTTAAGCACGGTTTCGAATAATCGACTCTGCCGACCGCAGAATAGTAACTCATGTATGCGGCATTTTCTGGTGCTACAAAACTACATGTTTTGTAATTTTCTGCATACGAAAGATTAAATGTAGTGACTACCGACATATCTGAATTAAAAATATAAATTAATCCATCAGAATATCCTTTATCTGCGCACATAGATAATAAATATGGGACATTAGGTAAAATTTTGATTACCCCTTTTGATCTGTAGTCTTTATTGGATGCAATAATTTTGTCTGTAAGTTTGATATAATGTGAAGCAAGATTTCCTGATTGTATACTAATTTTTATTTTTTCTGCAAACGGGATAACCGCTTGATTGGTAGGCGTTGGAGTACCACTCTGACTTTTGTTACAGTATGCAAGCATTTCAATTTTACTGCCGCTATGACTATCAGTAACAATTTTTGCTGTGTTCGCAACATTAATATTTTTAGAGATTCCCTGCTGTGTAGGAAAAATACCATAGTCGGCAAATTCTTGTAGATTATCAATATCTTCCTTTAGTTCACTAATGTCCTTCGTATTCCCCACAACCTTCGCCGCCAGTCCATCCGGCGTTACGATCTGAGCGGCTTCATCGCGGTATTTCTTTGCTTCAGCTGCATACGTCCCAGCTGCGGCCTCTGATGCAAGAGAAGATTCATAGGTAGACTTCGCAATATTATACCATTCTTCCCTCTGTGTCTCCGCTTCCTGGCGCTGCGTTTCATTTGTATTTCTTGTATTCTCAGCGGACTTACGGATCTCCTCATTTGTATTGAATGTCTTCCACCGCTCATTTTCCGCGTTGGCACGGGCTTCCTCTGCCAAGACACGGGCGGCTTCTGTGTCCTGTCTGGCTTTTTCGTTCTGTACACGTTCTTTTTCTGATTTAATCGCAACCTCAAACTGCTCGACTTCGGAGAGCTTTCCGTTATAATCAGCGCTACCAAACATAGATGCTTCAACAAAGAACGCACCTATGTAGGAAGTCCACTTCATATTTCCGTCCACATTCAGCGCACGGATCTGTACCACGACAGTTCCCGGAACATGAAGCTGATTCTTTGTCACGGTCCATGTAAGGTTGATCTTATCGTCTGTGACTTCGCTATCGAGTGCAAGCGTATCGCTTGTACCGTCTGCGTAGGTGAGATCCAGCTTAAACATGAGATTGGCAAGGTCTATGCCTTCCATCACACGATCAAGTTGAAAAACTCTTGTCGCTGTATTAGTGTCATAGTCATTGCCAAGATTGTACTCGTCATTCGGAATAATAAGAGATCTGCTTCTTAAGATGATCATTTCTGTTCCTCCTTATTTGCTACTGTACTCTGCTGCAAGCGCACGAAGCCTCTCTGCATTGGTGTTTCCAGATGCATCCCATTTGTCTTTATCGATGTAATAGTATTTGCCGTTGATTTTCTTCTCAATAACGCTACCGTTGTTGACCTCGTTGTAAAGTTCGTCCCATGTCATTCTACCGTTGCGCCCGTCAACCTCGACCCATCCGTCAGCATTATCACTGTCGTCAATGTTGAATTTGTTGCGATTCCATGTCAGATATGCATTACTGGACTTATTGGTTCCTGTGCTTCCATTATTTGCCATGCTATTATTTACACCTTCGCCGTCCGTGATCTTACCTTTTCCAGATGATTTAGAACTTCCAGATTTCTTTGACGATCCGCCAGAAGCTCTCTTCGCACTTGACTTCTTCGTCGCCAATGCCTGTGCCGCAATAGAAGCCATCTGTCCTGCTGAGCCACCGGAGAGTCCATGTGTCTCGTTGTACCTGTCAATCGCTTCCGTAAGGTATGCCGGGACAGAAAGACCGCTCTGTGCCAGCCCCATAGCTGTCTGCAAAGCATTCTGATAATTTGTATCATCGCGGTTAAGTGCGTCCTGATCCATGTTGTAATCGAAGGTACGGTCATTTTCATACGCAGACCGATCGTTCTGGAAGGAGTTCCAATAGCTGTTGGAAAAATAGTTCCGGTCATTCTCAAATGCGGACCGGTCATTGTTGTAACTGTTCCAATACTGGTTGGAATAGTAGTTCCGGTCATTCTCGTATGCGTTCCGGTCATTCGAATAGTTCTGCTGATACTGGTTCGCGTAGTAATTCCGGTCATTTTGCCAGTCAGAGACGGTATCACGATAGCGGTTATACATGGTATTGTCCTGCCCCTGATATGCCGCCAGCTTGTTGTAGTCGTTGGCACGATCATCAGAATACATCTGATAGGCAAGGTTAAGCAGGTTCAAATTCTGCCCGTTCAAGCCTTGCATGGTGTTGTCATATGCCTGTTGCGCTACTGCCTGCCCATACGTGGACCCATAGCCGCCGGTTGCCGCATTCGCACTGGCGAGGGTGTCTCTCATTGCCTTATTCGCCTGTGCTTCGTACTGCTCTCGGTACTGATCGTACAGAGCATTGTAGTTTGCATCATTCTTGGCATCAAACTGTCCACGGTTGTTGATTGTGTTCAGGATGTCATTGATGGTGCTCTCGTATGCGGACTGGTATGCGCCAGGCTTGCTGTTCTCCACCTGTGACAGCTTATTCTTATAGCTCTTCGTGTAGCTGGATGCCTTAAACGGCTTCTCCGCACTCTGCATCTTGTTCTGATAGCTGTTGGTCTGGTCACTGGTCTTGAAGTTGTTCTCATTGCTGGTCATGAGATTCTTGTAGCGATCCGTCAGCTCCGTGGGCTTAAATGTACTCTGATAAGACTTTGTGGCGGTCGTTGACGGGCTGTTTGCGGTAGTGGCATTGTTCCCTGCAGTCACCGCCGCCGATGGTGTCTGCCCCTGTGATCCGCTCTGTAAAATCTGCAAGAGCTTCGTATTCTGCGCCGCCGTTCCCTTATAGTCAGAAATCCCATTGTTCGCCGCCAGTGTCTTTCTGGCGTTGTATGAGCTGTCCTGATTGTTCTTTTTGAGATAGTCAACTATGCTCGTTATTGCCATCGTCGGCCTCCTTTCCGGCTTCTTCCGGCTCCTGTACCAGTTTGAAATCACGAAGAGTCATTTCCGCAAGCGTCATGTTTCGGAAACTTTGCAACCCCTCAACCCTCACCTGATCTAAAAGCACCAGAACCTTATCAATCTGTTCTTTCTCATACATCACTTTACTCATTTAGTTCACTCCTTTCAACGCCGTGATCTGCCGTTGAATATTCTGGACCGCGGCAATCAGCAGGGGAATGTAATTTTTATATTCAATCCGATACTTTCCACTCCGGGTTTCCAGACCTACCAATGGGTAATAGATTTCCAGCTGATCCTGCAATGCATCAACTTCTTGTGCGATCATACCAGCCGACCATTGTCCATCCTTTTTATACTGGAAAGTAACCGGTCTTGTAGCAAGAACAAATTTCAGGGCTTCCCCCTGATCAATCTCACAGATATTTTCTTTTACCGACTTATCCGATAAACCATCTACCTGCTCCCACAAATCCTGTACCGTTTCCGTGATCGTCCAATCATCCCACCAGGACTTACCCAGGCGAATGTCATAAAACTCCGAAATATATTTTTTCTTTGTAGCATAAACCACCGGGACATTCAGTGTTCCCGTGGATGTGATGTTTCCGCCCTCAATTTCTGTCTGGTTGCCACTCTTGCCGACAATCACTGTAGCAACGGATCCGCCCGGGCTTTTCGCCGTAGTGATTTCAAAGCTACCATCTCCAGAATACATTTTGTAGGCATTGTTCGTCGATACCGTGAAATCTCCGAACTTTACCCATCCCGAATCTGCATAAAGAGTTCCGTTCGCTATGCTGAGCGATCCGCCGACAATGTCACAGCCTGTCAATGTGGCGCCCTCAAGATCACCGGCGAATGTGGCGTTGCCGGATGCATCCACCTTAAGGTTCTTTGCGTCAATGGTAAAATGTCCTGTGGTGAGTGCGATCCTGTCACCTGTGAGCACCGCACTGGATGAGCCAGACGGCGTATTGACGCTGAGGGAAAACATATTTGCCAGAAGTTTCATGGACGAATTGTAGTTATTCGCAACGTCCGTCACCTTCGTACTGATCTGATCTGCCTGAATGGACAGGTTGGCGATCTGTGAAGAGTTATTCGATACTTCCAGCTCGATTCCGTCCGCACGCACTTCCAAACGCGCAACGTTCTCCCTGTCTGCAATATACACAAGCCTCGCAAGCTCGGAATAGTTGTCTTCTGGTGTGAGATTATTGAACATGTAGGCGAGATCTTCATTCAGTTTGTAAAGATATGAACGGATCTTCCGATCCTCAATCGAATTTAATCTATCGACGGAATCCGACGTGAATACTGCCATTTACTTCACTTCCCTGTTCTATTTCCTTCGAAATGCCGATTAGCTTGAACTGTCCTCGTCCTTCCAGACGGATCCGGTACTTCCCTACTCTCCGCGGCATGATCGGGATGGTGTACGTCTTGTTACGTGTGCTGCGGACATAGCCTTTCTTCTGCCATAACGGTTCATCGTCGAATTTCAGCTTCACCGTCACTTCCGAATTGATCTCCAACCACAAATTTAATTTGAGTTTTGAGATATATTTTTGATCCAGCGATCCTTCCTCAATGTCTCCAGACTCAAGATACCAATCAATTATCTCCTTCTCACTGCCGGAGATGGCCCGTAACGTCTTGTTGGCGTCAACAAAATGTAACTGGCCATCAGAGTACGCCGCATACAGGAATGTCGCATCGTCCTCTTTCTCCCAGATGCCAGTGCGTGGATCATACACAAGCAGAGTCCGCTTTCCGCCCAACAGGCAGGAGATATAAAGCTTTGACTGGTATGTGCCGCTCACGGCTTCGGAGATATCCTCTGTGATGTTATTGCTGATCTTCTGCGGGACAGCCCCATCAAACGCATACACGCCGTTCCTGCCGACATAATACAGCGTTTCATCAATAATCTGTACCGACCTACTGCACCCGACACGCACGCCCGGCAGCTCTTTTTCCGTAAGAGAGAAGTTTGACGGCTTATCCCCGCGGAGGATGTGGATCGCGTTTTCCTTAAAGAACAGCATGTATGTGGAGAACTTTGTGCAGGCCGTGAAATTCCCATCAGAACCGACGGTTGCCGCCCATGCATTGTCCGCGCCACTCTCGTAGTTGTACCAGTTCTTCGGATCTCCCACCTTACAGCAGTACACCTCATGATTCTTACTACTGCATCCCCACAACCGGTTGTCTCGCTCTGACACATGATCCAGTTCCGGGATCTTACGTGTGAATGTCAGCCCGGATGCCTGCGTGAAGGACTTATCCAGGGATCCCGTGACCACAATGTAGTCTGTGCCGGACTCTGTGATCACCTTCGTGGCGTTGTATACCGCATTGGAACAGCCGGAGATCGTGACGTTATCGTTTTTTGAGAAGTAATTGTGGATACCGGATGCCGTGATCTTCGTGAACACGGATTTCTCGGATAGCGGCGCAAACGTCACTGTTCCGGACGGCTTGAAGGTGGAAACCATGTTGGTGCGCTCACCAGTATGAGTGTTGTAAATGATCCCGTCCGGGAATACACAGATATATGCGCCCATGCCTGCAAGCAGCTTGTCAGAATCCGTCACTGTGAACACCTCACTGCCCTTGTAGTAGGCTTTTGTGCCATCAATGTAAAACAATCCGTTTTTATAGAGAATGCCCTTAGGATTGGAGAATGCGCGTTCTGCGGTACCTCTCGGCGGACGTGTGGCAGCGGCAGGATAGAAGCGATCAGAGATATTCTTCATGTCCGCCCACTCGCCGTCCGATGTGATGAGATTCTGGTTGAGTCCCTTAAACGTACTGATGATGGAAGTGCGTTTAGAAAGGCTGGAACTGATGATAGGGAGCTTCATGTCGCACCTCCTTCGGTCTGTGTGTGCGGCGATACCACCCGGCATAAGCCGCCCACTCACTGGAAAACATCGCCGCATCCAGATTGTACCGGTCAATTTCTGCGTTATTGAAATCAATCTTAGAGAATAGATAGGACGTATACACACCGTTGAACTGATCCGGGATCAGAAGAGTCTTATCCACGTCTCTGCTGTACTCATATGGCTCATACTCCTGTGGCTTAGGCGGTTCCGGCGGCGGCGTAGGGGACGTTTCGTCCCCCGGCTTAACCGGATATACGGTAACAGGGTCCTTTGCCGCCATCATTCCCGGCGGGAACGGCGGTTCTGCCATTCCGATCACCTGATCGTATGCCATAAACTCCACCTCGTTAACCCATTGTGTCAGTTCGTCCTTGTCGTACTCGCTCGGACGCAGAAGCGTGACCTTACTAATCAATGTACCTAACGTCATGGCTCCACCTCCACTCTGATATTTTCCGGGTACTGCGACTCAAGCATCTCCATACCTGTACGGAATACATCAATCGCTGTGCCGATCTCTCTGCCAAACAGCCAGTGCACCTTAAACTCCATGTGGATATCTCCCGGCTCCTCTGTGTACGAGTAGTCACTGACCAAGTGCTCTTTTTCTGCCTGCCGGAGATAATTGAGCAGTGTGTACGATAATGTGGAGATTCCGGCGCACACAATATCGTTGCCCGGGTTGTAGTCTGCGTGTCCTTTAACTGAGACCTCTACGGTCAATTTTTTAATTCTGATTCTGACTGTTGTCATTGATATCCACCTCCGCCTGCGTCTGCCGTCCCTGTGCCATCTGCTGTGTCTGATCCGCTCCAAGCCCCATCTGTTGCATTGCCATCAATACACGGGAGTCGCCCTTCTGGGCGAGTGCCTGCGCCGCCATTGTAGCGATCTGGGTAAGCTGCTGCATCTGCTGATACATCGTGCTGTTCTGCTGGATTCCCTGCCGTACCTTCTCCTTGCCATCAAAATCCATCATGTCGATGCACTGCAATACCTGATCCGCCAGCTGGGGATTAAAGAATCCGGCATTATAAAACTGGAGTGCCATCTCATTCTGGCTGAGCTTGCTGTACGGATTCTGCTTCTGTGCGGACGGGATCACGTCAAAGATTGGCTCTTTTGTCCGGAAGTCCTGTCCGGCCACACTCTTTTCTCCGCCCTTTAAGCCGCCGTTGTTAAACTTTACATACTCCGGGGTGCCCTGCTCGCCTGTGATACGGAATGTACGACCGATATCGTAAAACTGCCGCATGAGATCAATCACCATGATGCAGATCTGCGTGTAACAGCGATAAGAACTCTTGATAAGATCCCTACTCGTCTTATTGCCCGCCTCCTGCAAGGCTGTGATTGCACTTGCCGCCGTGACACCGCTCGCAGTGCCGCCTTGATTGAAATCACGGTTGGCACTCGTCTCCTTAAGCTCGTTGACCTTATCCTGGAGGACAGACAGATAGACGGTAGACAGCTCCGGCGTATCAAAGGAACGAATATTGTCATCGTTGGGCGATCCTGCTACATGGATCACACGCTTATGGATATCTAAAAGCTCCTCCTCGTTGATCTGACAGCCGTCCTTAACAAAGTATCTGCGCTGTGCCGCCTCCTCCGCATTGAGCAGCAGCGCCATACCAAGACGATCAATGTACTCCTGCGGCGATTTGCAGATATCCACATAGCCAAAACCCGCCGGAGTGCCTTTCTCGGCGTACAAAACGTCCATAACGAACGGATATTTCCCGTGATCGTATATGCCGTCCTCATACCCAGGTGTGTCCTCACTGGCAAAAAGGACTGTCTCGTCTACATACTTGACATAATGGACAAGCGGGCCGGTCTCCGTCTGTACCTTATAATACCAGTCCACCACAATGGATTTGCCTGTCGTGTCCACGGCATCATCATAGTGATACTGCTTTTTGTCGATGGAGTTGCCCGATAACTTGCCCTGTAACTGCGGATACTGCGCCTCAAGCGCGTCATTGTCTGCCAGTGCGAGCACAAAGATGTTTTTAGAATCCTGTATATCCTGTATGCCCGGCTCCCAGTAAAAGGACAGCATGTCCACGCCTCTGATGGAGATATCTCCCTGTCCGTGCTCTTTGCTCTGATCCCACATGACTGCGTAGATTGCACAGCCGTTTTTGAGCTTGTCCCACCAGTTATCAGAGTAGATCTGCTCAAAATTACAGTTATCAAAGATTGCAGGGAGAATAGAGGATAGTGTCTTAGCCGTGCCCTCATCATCCAGTGACCTCGGCAGCACTGCCGGAACCGGATAGCTGTCCATCGCATCAGCGTGCTTGTTGGCAATAGAGTTAAACAGCCACGCTGATGTGCTCTGCTCCTCCCGATCCAGTTCGTTCTGGTGGAAATTGCGCCAGTGCTGGAGTTTCCACCAGTCCTCGTTGTCGATGATCCTCTTATCCAGCTCCTGCTTGCCTGCCATGTACTTTTGCAGCGTCTCGTGCGCTGTGCGGATCGCCGTAGCGTCAATCACACGCTTGCCAATGCTCTCCGTGGATCCCTGTGCCTCTCCCGTGCCGTCTGGAATCGTCTGTCCGTCCATTTTTACCATAATATTCTCCTTATCTGCCTACTGGCCTTATGATGTTAAGCGGATCATCCGGCGGAAGTGGATCACTCGCCGTGTACCGCTTGATATTTTTACGTGGATTGAGTGGATGATCCATGAACACGTACCGAGTCTCATCGTAGATGTGATCCTCAAGCGATGTGTCGATGTCCTCCACGTCCTTATCGTCGTAGATCAGCAACGGGATCGTGCGAATAAACTGCCGGCAGCTCTTGAAGCAGTAGAACATCGGCATCCCGTACTCATCGAATGCCAGACGATAATGGAACTGCATCAGGCCCGCCAGGCGTGTGTGATCGCCCTTATTAAAGAAAACGCCACAATCCTCCATCATCGCTGCGATACTCTCTCCTGTGGTACTACCCCAAATAGCCGGATCAGCAATACCGATGATCTTGCGGCCCTTTAATGCTGGATCAGTGCGCTCGATCTCTGCGATCTTTGCCGCTACCTCCTGCACCGTGAGCTGTAAACCGGTGTTGGCCTCTTTAGTGCAGCCATACCACTCCTTAAAGCGATAAATCCTGCCACTGTGATCAACTGCAAACCAGCCGACAGAGAATGGCTTTGTGTATCCCCAGTCAAATCCACGGTAGATCTTCCAGTCGCGTGGGATGTCAAAATCATCAATGACATGCGTCCATAAGCGATCCTGATAGTGTGCCGGATCGTTGCGCCACTCGGTGAATACCTGCCCAATAAAGCTATTCCAGTCCCCTTCCAGCCAGGCCTTTCGCTTTGCTTCCGGAAGTGCCTCTAATGCCCTCACGTACTCTGGATCGGACTCTAAAAGTACATTGTTGTCGTATACCAGTGACTGTATAAACGCATAGTCCTCTGGGTACTCCGTGCTGAGATACTCCCGATCAATAAAGATGCGCTTAATATATCCATGGCCTTTTCCGCCCGGGTTGCACGTATAATAGGTTCGCCTCGGATACTTTGATACGCCTCGAACGCAGGCATTTAGATCGCCGATCTGCTGTTCTGTTAGCTGAGTAGCCTCATCAATAAACAGGACATCGACTTCTGTACCCTGATATCTATCTGTGTCTCCCTCGTTTTTACAATATCCAAAGAGTACCGTGCTGCCGTTTGGGAAAGTCATCAGCTTTTCCTTATCGCTGTACTTAACGAGGCATCCAGGCTCTCCTACATGCAACAGTTTTTTTAACGGCCTGATGTGGTTTGCCTGTAATTCTGGGTATGTACGCCGGACCACCATCATCTGGATGCCTGGATGCTTTACCGCCAACAGAATAATCTTTGCACGCACAGCCCAGGACTTTCCGCCGCCTCTGGCACCGCCGAATCCTATATGCCGATGATGATCCTTAAGGAATAGCTTTTGCTTTGCATTGGGCGTGCCAAGATCAATCTGCATACTCATCGCCTCCACTGATCGTGATACTGATGGAGTTATCAGTAGTCTGCTCCTGGTCTGGATGCTGCCCCTCTACCTTGAGTAAAAATTCCAAGGCAGCCAAGTTGCCGCGCATGGCATTCCGTTTAAGGGCCTTGAGCATAATTTCCTGTTCTTCCGCCGTCAGACCGTCTATAAGGGCCTGTTTAAACGTCTTCATGGCCTTTTTACTGGCAGCAGCCGCTTTACCGCCCTTACTGCCCAATTCTCTCGCTCGGCTCGTGCTATCAATCTTTTTTAGGTTGGCGTCCTGCTTAGGATTACGTGCCATCAAGATCACCGCCTTCCGGCTCTATGATCTCATTCCATAGTAGTCCATGCTCTTTAAGGATCGGAAGGAAATCCTCTACATCATGTGGCCTCAGCTTAAGCTTGCCGTTTGCGTCCATATCCACATGCAATAACTCGTGATACATCAAAATACTGCGCTGCTTATCCGTCATGAGATCGGAATTTGGCGTGTAAAACACGATAATAAAGTCGTACGGGATGTACGCCTGGTATAAAGCCTTAACTTTTACGCACTCAGCATATACGATCTTTCCGTTTGAGATCTTATCGTAGTCGCTCTCACAGTAGCCGATACGGATCTTAAACTCCCTGATCCAGTGCAGATCCTCATGACTTTTAATAGTCTCTCTGCCAAGCTTCCGCAACTCTGGCGATTTGCTTACTGTCTCCATAGTGCATCCCTCCTGCGAGTGAGTATAGCTGAGCATAAAGATACAAGCATACCGCCCTATTTTCACGGCAAAACCAAAAAGAACCCAGGAATAGTTCCTGAGTCCTTCTATTTGCCATGAATCTTATAATACGGACACTCTGTGTAACGATCCTTACAGAAGATATCCGTATAATCTTTAAGATCTGCGGAGGTATGTAAGCGGATCATCTGCCCCACATCAAATCCCATATTCGGGACCGGCTCACACTCAATCGCGATAAACTGCCCCTTGCGAGTCTTTACCACTCGCCTAAAGAGCGGACACTTAATTGCAATATCATTGTACTTGTACCCCATCGGCTTCCATCGCCTCCCCGTTCTGCTGCCGACCTGACTCGTCCTGCTGCCTGAGCCTGTCCATCACTGCTATGATCGCCCCATAATAATCTGACTTGTGCAGCTGTGTCCCCTGGGGCTGCTTGCTCTGCAGCGTGGTGACGATCTCCTCATTAATTGCAAACAGCATGTTCAGGACATCACTGTATGAGTCGGTATCGATGTAGTCTACATTTACTGCATACCCCTCTGTCAGTTTCTTTGCTCTAATCTGTAACATTATTATCCTCCCCTACACACTTAATAATATCTAGCGCGGCATCAAATGCCGTATCTAATCCATACAGCATCAGTGGCATATTGTTGCGACTTGCCATGCCACATAAGTCATGTTTTGCATTCTCGACTTGTCTTTTGATCTCTTTGATCTCGCGTGGCGTTTCCTTCTCGTCTCCAAACAGTTCTCTGGCCTTGGTTGCAATCCAATAACTGTCCTCCGCTGTCAATATGGGAGTGCATCTCTCAAAATGCCCATATTTGCTCGTCCATCGGTCAGGAGCGTACGGATTCAGCAATGTTTCAAGGCCGTTACTTACCCATCGGTCCGCGAAGATATCTATCTCCCTTGTCTTCACGTTAAATCCGGCAGTTGTGCGATTTGCAACATTGCCTTTTTCGTACGCTACTGTATCACACCATGTTCCTTTATATTTCCATTTTTCCATATGGGTTCTCCTTTCTCAAATTTCAGTTAGTCAATAATCTTTATTTCCTTGCCACAGTAAGGACAATATTTTAATTTATCCGTATTCTCAGGAATTCTCCAGTATGGATTGTTTGCATCATGATTTATAGGGCAAATAGTCCTATAATCATATTTAATCCATTCACAATTTTCTTTTCCGTCCATGATGCTTTTAAAAAAGCTTTCCACCTTTTTCTTTATTTCCTTGGAATCCGTTTCGAAAACCAGATGATGCTCTATCTTTGTGCTTCCATCTTTCAGCTCTAATTCGTTAATTCTGCTGTACCACGACTTACTCATAATTTCCTCCAAATTTCAGTTTAACTAATTAGTGTTCCCTGTCTTCTGTTCCATTCTTCCATTACTTTATTTGGATTTTCCCCTTTCGGGTACCCTTCTGCCGGAACAGGGCAATCCGGGTTATTGCACTTGACCATGTACATCCTTCCTCCACTCGACCACGTTTCTACTTTTATATTTGTTCCTTTACAGAAACGGCAAGGTAATAATTTGATTTTGCTCATTTTATCCTCCACTAAATCTCAAAATCTACCGATGATACCAAATCATCTTACCATCAGACATCTTCAGTTCCACCTTATCTGGATAATTGCCGGTATCTTTGCAAGCATGAAACCTCATATCATTAATTTCCAGCGCAGCCCTATGGTTGCCCTCACATTTCTTGCACTCATTTTTATCTTTATACTTCGTTCCACAATGCTCGCACACATACAACTGTATACTTTTCATTTTCCTTACTCCTCCAAATCTTAATAAAGGTCATCTGCATCATCTAAGAAATCCTCATAGACCTTACAATCCTTGCAGGTTTGCTCGTTGCATTTCGGGATGTAGTTACAATATGGACATCTCGTAACATCCTCCAATCTTAATTTTTTTTCCTTAACCACTTTTATTTTTCGACCACACGCCGGGCAATAAATCATCTTGTTATCTTCCGGCGTTCCCGCTTCCAAGTACCAGGGATTTCCACATGCTGTGTCATAGGCGTTAAATTCTGCGTCCATTAGTCTCCACTCACACCAACCCGGATCATCTTTTCCACCCTCATGGAGATCTGCTAATAGATCATCGATCATCTCCTGTACTTCTTCTGCGTAAATTCCATCGTGCTCATCGTAGCTTGCATATTCTTTTTTCAGCTGGATCAGTTTATCTCTTACTCTACTCATTGACATCTCCTTCCAAACGTCCTTCTTCCGGCTTCCAGTCCTCACATTTCAGTTCGTCTCCTGCCTTGCTCCAGTCGCAGGCGTACTCGTATAAGCAGTTGTCACATCTCTTTGGTGTCATCTGTTTTTTCTCCTCCGTGGATATTACTATCAGACTGCATCAGTCGTTCCAGCGCATCTCTCACCGCAACAACCCTTTCATACGTCAAATTATCCCATGTTCCATCGTCTACTGCACTGATCAGCACTTCTAATGCGTTGAGCTGCCCCAAATCATATGTTCGGGTCAGTATTTCATCCATTTTGTCTCGCTGAGTCTCAAATGCTTTTACCGCATCTGTGTCATCCTTATCAACAATGTAATCCTCACGATTCATTCTTTTAATCCTCCTTATTGTTTCCGATATATGCTCCATCCAGAGCATAATCATATCCAGTGATATTATTTTTCTTATTGAGATAGTCACAATATTGCTGGCACTCTTCGCGCAAGCACTCCAACTCACTCTTGATTTCTTCCTTCACGCTGTCGCGAATGGCATCCTTCAGCTCTTCGATTTTCTCGTCAAACTCACCCGGCTCATAATAATAATCATCGAAATCATACATTACTTGTCTTCCTCCTCATCCTTAATTCTTTTCCAGGTTGTCGAGCTCATTCCCGATCACCTCGAAGTGCTCACCGTCCCACTTATCCAATGGTGACGGCTCATCATCCAACTCCTGCCCATATGGGGGCCGGCGCGTCACGAATCCGCAGCCTTCCCATCTCACGACTACCCGTATTTTGACCTCAGGATAATCCGGAGCTAGAGGCCCGGAGAGAATGTCGTGTTCGAAGATCAGCTTACCATTCTTGTCCCGGAGTCCGGTGCACTGGCAGATGGTGTCAGGATATACCTCGTATGCAAATGGTCTTCCGGCGCTGTTGTTGATATACCACCGTTTTCCATCCGTGCTGTGACTGATATATCCATGTCTCCATCCGCCGCCTGTGGTTATCCCACGGTATCTATAGCGCTCATTCATTATCTCTTATCCTCCGCCATCTTTGTCAGCTCTCCCAATTCATGATTTTTGGGTTTCCACAGATGCAAGCAGTTTTCGGCTACGTTCACATACTGGCTCTTTTTCGGGTGTATCTGATATGCTTCCTCTTCCTCATCGAAAAAGATGTCCTTCAAAATACACATGTCATTCCATGTTGGAGTCCTGAACTGTTTCTTCGGAGATATAGAGACATGCTCATATCCATCTTCGTTCTCGCCCCAGATCACGCTACACGTACCGCAGTCAGGGAGTTTCACCCATGCGATATGCAGTGGGAACATGATTTCATGTCCCCATATGTACTTGTTACTTAAAATCTCATTAAGATCTCTCATCTATCTCACCCTCCTATCAGCCACATGCCAAATAATAACGCAGCCAGATATATCCCAGTTGCTCCCACTATAAGCAGTTTCTCTTTTATATCATCTTCCGCAATGCAAAGGATGAAGGAAATCACTGTTATACATACGATCCAGTAGCCAACCATTACTCTAATCATTCCTCTTTCCCCCTGTACGGTTCCGGCAACGGCATCCAAGCGATAATATCCATGTACTGGCCTGTGGGCAATATAAAGCCATATCCGTTATACTGCACAAGACAACTGCGCCTGTAGTTCTTGTCCCATCCCAGCATACTGTTGCAGGATACTTCCGGCAGCCGTTCTGTCACCGGGATCCATCTCCGCACATTTTTTAACGCCAGCCTTGCGTCATTCTGATCTTCCTCACTCTCGCAGTGGATCACGATGTCATAGGTATCGTCATATACGTCTGCGACTCCGTTCTCATCAATAATAATATTCATTCCTTACCGCCCTCCTGTTCCATAACTGCTTTTGCAAGCTCGCGATCTACTGCGTGCTCCAAAATTATGGCGATCTGATAGACTTCACTCCTTGTCAAAAGCCGGTATCCTGTGGCATCGTGAATGAGTCTTCTCAGATCCCGCAAATCTGCTGTGGTTGCCATCTCATCATTCATAATTTCCCTCCCCATTGTTCCGCCATCGCTTTAGCGATTCCCGGAAATGTCTTTGATCTTACTCCCGCGTCCCGGCTATATGTATCTTCCCATGTCCGGGCTTTCCCGCTCGGTAATCTTCCAAACATTTTCGCATTGTCCGGTTTCGGAAGTCCTGTTCCCTCCAATAGTGGTAAACCTTTCAGCCATAAGCAGGTACGCTTTGTTACATAGTTCTCAGTATCTTCTACACTCTCAGCGAACATATAAGGATCTATGATCTGATCCGCCTTGCGGTATGCACTATTCATAAATCCAACCGGGTTCTCAATGCAGATCTTGTCGATGTGCGCCAGCGCAAAATGCATGAAGAACACCGCACCGTATGCCCGCTCTCTCCACCGCTCCGCAACCTTCTCCGGCTCTGTGCATTTCAGCGAGAAAAATCTCGTTGCCACGTTCGACAGATAGGTGCACGGCGGATGAGCAATCAGCATGTCCCATTTTCCGACATTATGAACTCTGCCGTCCATCGTCACCACTGCCCCCCCTCAAGCGTTTTGAGTGCGTCATTGAGGATGTGCCACTCTGGGTGTCCGCCAGACGGCTTTTTGATGTCACAGCTATATGCTTCATGCCCTAAGTCGCGAAACGCTTTACAAACGGTCTGTGACTCTTCACACGCGACTAATACTTTCATTTCATATCCTCCTTAGGTATCGTAGAAAATACGATATGCATATTGAGCTTTCCGCAATCATACTCAAGCGTTAAATCACAATTATTTGTCTTTCTCTCCGCACATAACTTTAAGATATCTTGCACACCCTCAACAAAACCTTTTGAAAATTCCTTATCCATTCTGCGCACCCTCCCATAAATACTTATTCCATTTCACAATATCATCCCAACGGAAGCTCTCTTCGCACCCTGTCCTCCCAGGATACGGGCTTAACAGCCTCGTGTGGACAAAATGTGGATAAACCGCAATCACCTTCGCTTTTCTGTGGACTTCCGTTCTGTTACTGCAAGCTTCTATTGTACTGCATTTGAGTGTCCATACCGTCAGCTTATCCCCTGGCTTAACCTTATGCACAAGCGCGATCCTGTCCATAAAAATCTGTGCCTGTGTGTACCTCTGTAACTTTGTTTCATCTTTGCTTAACAGCATTCCTCAGACCTCCCATAACCTTTTTTCTCTCCTTGTCCCATTCGCGCGTAAAGTGGTTGCTCCATAATTTCGCTTCGGCAGTAGTATCAATGATACCTACGCTCTCGATCAAATAGCGCCGGTGAAACTTATTCCCGGTCTTTACATACATGGCGATCCGGCGCTTTTCAATTCCGATTGCATTCTCAACGTCCGCCGACGTGCCGCTCTCAACCACGTGCTCTCCGGTATCTGTGTCGAGAACATCATACAGGTATTTCATGTGTGTTCCTCCCCTCTTGGTTTCGCAAGCTCGCCGAAAATGATCTTGTCATAGTCAGACTGGTTATACTGCCGCTCTGTGAAATTCTTGAACCGGTTCGTGTTCTGCGCTTTGGCGGTCACTCCCTGCCGCCGCTCCTTGTCCTGCCGTTCCCAGTTTCGTACAGCTGCTTTCCAGTCCTTCATCTTCGATTTGCCTACCATCCAGCCTTTGGCACTGTAAAAGTCAACGAAACGATCAGCGTCAACATGCGTATATCCCATTTCCCGGCAATATTCACTCACGTTCTCCGGGGCGGGTGGCGCGAAGCGCTTTTCTTTAGACACGTTAGTGTCTTTCTTTTTATCATTTTCCTTTACATTTACATTCTCATTTACATTTACATTAGGTTTTTCATTCGATAACCTATGGTTTTCACTTTCAGTAACCACTGGTTTTTCATCTTCATAACCATAGGTTTTCGGTCTGCCGCCGGATGAGCCATTCACCTTCCGTTTGACATTCGAGTCAATCTGCGGCTTTGCCATCTCGAAAACCATCATCGTGTAAACGTCTGTCTCTGGATCCGGTTCTTCGCCATCCAGTCCATAATCAATGATCGCCCACAAGGCATCTAACTGCTTATCCTTCGGCATGAGCTTGATTGCCTTTGCGAAGGACTGGTAGAATACCATGCTCTCTCTCATTCTTCCACCTCCTCCAGTTCGACCGTTACACACGGTTCTTTCTTTGTAACAGAGAAGGTATCTGTAAAACCACAAACCTCTTTCCAGCCATCATTGGCGAGGACTCCGCACTCAACAAGTGCGTCCTGAATCACCTTGTGACCAAACCCTGCGATGTTATCAAGGTCCCGTCTCCGGTTCGGCTCGTACCAGTGATAATGGATAATGACCGGGCGTCTGATCTTGACCCCTCTGAGCTTATTTCTCACGCAGAGGGAAACCCACGCCTGTTCCTTATGCTTGAATCTGCCGCCGCCTTTCGGATTTCTCCGGCAGGCATCTATGTAGTCATTAAGTCCCTTGAGCCGTCCGTGGATCGTAAAACTATATTTCATGTCCCATCTCCATCTGCTGTACTCTGCTTATAAGCTTCTGTGCGCCGATGCATGACTTCCGTATAGACTTCGCCCTGCGGTTCTGCCCTGTTACCCATTCAACGGCTTCTGTGGCTCCCTGTGCGTCCTCTGTAGCAATGTAGTAGCCACTTCCATCAGTGGCGGAAAGTATTGGGTCTTCTTCTCTGAGCCGCTCGATGCATTCTCTTATCAGCCGGTCCGGGTATCCTGTCGATTCCACGATCTGCCTGCGGCTGACCGCATTTTCTTTCCCTATGCCCAGCGTATTGTACACGATGAGCATAGCAAGATTCATGTCTACCTTCTCTTTCATTGCTCCTCCTTTCCGCCCCGGCATGATCCGGGGCTTGAGGTATGTATTAAAATGGCACTCGATAAGATGCTGTGACATGTAAAGGTGCCATTTGGAGGTTATCGGTCAAAAAAGTTCGGCTGCCTTTGCAAGCCGCATAAAATCTAACTCGTAGCTTCCATCATGGAGTTCATATGCCACGTCTAAAGCAGCATCATCAAAGCCTGCAGCTTCCATCTGATCCACAAGTGTTTCTCCCTGACTCTGATACTGCCCAAAGCCTATCTTTTTCCATTCAGTGGAAAATGTCCCGTTGTTTGTTTCCAATGTCTCAATGCAGCCTGTGTCTGTCGTTTCAATCGTATATTTCATTTCACGCCTCCTATTTCCCTTACAAGTATGATTCCCCGAACTCCTTTATGAAGTCCGCTCTGCTGCCGTGATTCTTCTCGTAATCTCTCTGGCAGCGCTGTTTCAGATACTTATCAATTTTCAAGTTCTCTTTCGTGCGTTTGAACATCGCCCCATTTGGGTGCAGTGTCGGGTGCAACGGAATCACATATCCGTACACTTCCGATCTGCTGCGGTTCGCAGCACCGAAGACATGATGCCTTTCCACTTCCGGCGATCCCGTAAAATAGCAGTGATCCATGTCATCTGTGAAGATGCTCCATAATCTCTTAGCCATGTTTGCCGCCTTTCTGCGCTTCATATGCGTCCATGAGCCGGTTGAACTCGTCCGGTGCGATTGTCGGTATGCCCTGTTCCTTGCACTCGCTTATAAGTCCGCTCAGGAGCTCAGAGAACTCTTTCGTATCATAATCATGCGATCCGCGAAGGAGATAGTATACTCTGTCACGCTTTCCGTTCCGCTCGATCGTCTGCGATGTGGGGCGGATGTGATACTCTTCCGCCTCCAACGCTTTCTGATAGGCTTCATCGGTGTCCGGGATCCGGAGCGGTACGCACTGCCCTTCGATCATCTCAAGCTGTCCGTATCGCCTTAACATCTCGTTATGCATACACGGCTTGCTGACTTTCAGCGCTTCTGCAAGCTCACTAAGGAGCTTCCAGTACATTCCATTCGCATCCAGGCTCCGCTTCTTCCGGTACTGTTTCACGATCACCGTCAGGAGCTTGTCCTTGATCTGGTCGATCCCTGCGATGATATCGCCGTCAACCTCGAATGTGAGGTTCCATTTTCCGCTCACCCAGTCCTTTGCGACTCCCTTAAGCTTTCCGGTGCATTCCATGCGTCATCACCTCAATTCCACGGCAGGCCCTCATCAGCCTTATCCGGTACTTCCGGTGCAGGCTTGTCCGGCTTTCCCTTGAGGATATCCATAGCCTTTTTCCAGTCGTCAAATGTCAGATCATGCACGTCAGCGACTTTATATTCCCGCAAGATTCTACTTATTCCGATGCCAGTCCGTTGCAACTCAGTGTACAGCGTGTTGACATGTTTGGCTTCCAGTACAGGCTTTGCCGGTTCGCTTGGGGGAGGAGTCTCTGCATCCGGATCTTTCATCTCCTCTGTCGGGATGCAGAACGTCTGAAAGCAAGCATACTTGAATGCTGCGCTCATCGCCTTGTTCGTTGCCTTATCTCCGCTGTCCATTCCCTCGCCAATCACCGTGGCAGAAACGGAAGAACCGTCCTCCGCATAGAATGTATACTCTACAGTGCAAATGGAGTAAATCAAGTTGCTTCCCTTCGCTGCTTGGCGCTCCTCGCGCCTCTGATCCAGCACTTTCGGGATGACGAACATTTTGTATTTGGTCATTGCCGGGTTGAGCGCGTTCATGACTGCATCAATTCCGCGGTACGCAAATCCCTGTTTGTTCCAGCTGTCTTTTCCGATCGCTCCGATCTCAGCCATAACAGCCGGGATCGTTTCATAGATACTCATTTTTTTCTTCTCTTCCATGCTCTCACCTACTTAATCTGGAGATTCTGCCTTGCGATCAGCCGCGCCCCTTCGATCTCTGCGCCGCTCTTCAAGAGTTTCTTGAGTGCCGTCTTGTCCACTACCGGATCAGCGATCTTGATGCAGGAGTCCGGCAGTGCGTTCACGTTGCCGACATACTCAACGGCTTCTGACTTTCTCCATGATGCTGATACCCTTGCCGTCTGGAACTTCTGCCCGTTGAGAACGCCGCTGACATACTTCTTAAGGCTTTCGGCTTTCGCTTCCACTCTTGCCTGACGGTCGGCGAATGCCATCTTCTCCTTTTTCAGTGCTTCCGCATCTGCCTGCAAGTTCTTGATCCAGAGCAGGACGTTCTCCGTTTTCTCTTCCAGTGCCATCTGCAAGCCGTCAATGGCTTTGTACGCTTCGTTCTCGATGATCTCTCCCGTTTCCTGATCTACGGCATCGTCATACGCCTGCATCAGTGCGGCGTTAATTTCGTACAGATTCATAAGCTACCTCCAACTCTTTTACTCTATTTTCGTCTTTCTGATTTCTATGGTTGATCCGGCGCTTCATATCCTTCCGGCACTTCTCGCAGAGGAGACCGCCGTCCTCCAGATATGCACCGCAACAGTCACATCTTTCCGGCATGTCTTAATTCCTCCTGCTTTTCCTTGATCTTCCCCTTCAACTCTTCCATTTCATCTAATTCAGTGCGAACATCCATCCAATTGCTGTCAGGATCATCCAAGTTACCTCTATCATTCCACCCGTCTCTGATTACCTGCACGTAAACCCTTGATACATGCCCGGAAAATTCAAAGAAAGCTGTTGGCAGGCTCCCAGAGTATTCCCTTTGTCTTGGATATGTGCCGTTGATCTCCAACACCATTTCCAGAATCTCGTGCACCTTCTTCCGGCGCATCTTCTCAGCTTTCTTTTCCAGTCTCTTCTTCATTCCATATCCTCCATTCCATACATCATTGGTATCATCGCCAGCGCCGCCAGCACACCCGCCACACCCATCGTGGAATAAGGCACTGTGATCGCGAACACTCCCCAGAAGCCACATGCGAGTGTTGCGATCCGCGCGAGGTACTTGATTGCCCGCCGAATCATCATCTGGCGTTTCTTCGCGCGGATCCGGCGCTTTGCTTCGTTCTGGCACATTGTTACAACTAACGCTCTCATTTCAGTACTCCTCCCCACCTTTTGGCATCTTCCTGTGCTAAGTGCGCCTGCACCAACAGGATATATTTTCCGCTTACATTCATCGGCTCCCTACGGAGCTTCCTAACCGTGCTTTCTGAGCATCCCAGATACTTCGCAAGCTGCTTGTCATCATATCCGAGGATTTCCTTTAATCTGTGGAAGTCGCAGCGGAAGTTGATGATTGCATTGTCTGTTAGACTTTTTGCCATGTTCTGCACCTCCCCTGATTGTTACTCCTCGTCTGCGAAATACTCGACCGGAACATTGAAGTATTTCGCGAGGGTCAGAAGCTTGTCGAACTTCGGAGAATAATTTCCATTCTTCCAGCTCGAAAGCGTAGCGGTTGAAATTCCTGTATCTTTCGACACCCTATAATCGGTAAGCCCCGCATTATCCCTTAACTCAGCATATTTTTTATACAATTTTCGACACCTCCTTAGCGAAATGTATTGACTTTAGCTAAGGTTTCTTATATAATCAAAGTACCACCTAAGTTAAATAAGAAACCAGAGCTATTTTGTTGTATAGCTTAGAAATCTTTGCTACATCCATACAATAGCATAGTTTTCTATGTTTGTCAATGATTTTAGCTAATTTTTCTATGCTATTTTGAGCGGAAAGGAATGCCATGTATGAAGTATTTGAACGACTGTTAGCCGAACACGGAATAACGGCTTATAAGGTAGCTAAAGCAACCGGTATCACAACAGCAACTTTAACCAGTTGGAAAAAAGGAAGATATACGCCTAAGCAAGAGAAACTACAAAAAATTGCTGACTACTTCGGCGTAACTGTTGAGTACCTCATGACGGGCAAAGAAGAGCCGAAAGAAAAAGCCCCGGAGCTGACTACCAAGGATGAGCGGGACATTGCGAAGGATCTTGACCGGATCATGGAAAAACTTACCGCTGGTGAAAGTGGTCCAGCGAGTTATAATGGTGAGGATCTGGATCCGGATGCGGCTGCATTATTTAAAGATGAGCTGGAAATTGCATTACGAAGACTAAAGCTGATAAATAAAGAAAAGTATACAAACAAGCGTTATAAGAAGTAGGTGATGTCATTATGGACGATCTGGCACGGGTGAAACGGCTTGTATCATACTACAAAAGAAAATGCGGTACAGATGATCCATTCGAGATTGCCGATCAGCTTGGTGTGTTGTACCAGATAGGGAACTGCAAGCACGAAGGTTGCTACATGTTCCTCAAGAACCACCGGTACATATTCTTAAGCAATCAGCTGGACCGCGAGGAACTTCGTCTTGTGATGGCGCATGAGTTAGGTCACGCACTCTTAGACCGCAAGGCGAACTGTTACTTTATACGCAATAAAACATTATTACTGGTATCGAAGCTGGAGCGCAAAGCGAACCTGTTTGCGGCACACCTGCTGATATCAGAGGAACTGTTGACGCAGTACCGGGGATATACCGAAGAGCAATTTTGTCAGTGTACGGGATATCCGAAGGAACTGCTGGAGTTGAGGTTGAAATAGGGAGGAACATCATGAGTTTATTACTTATTGTAGGCGTTATCGTTCTTTTTTCTGCCCTGTTTTACGAACATACAAAGGATAAATCCCTTACTGCTTTGTTCTGTGCTGCCATTGTAGTAATGAGCCTTTTTACCCATTATTTTGACCAGAGTGAAACAACTGAACAATTAAAAATCAGGGAAACTTGGGGATATGCTAAGGGGCTTTCAGATACTTACAACGTATTCGTAGACGCTTACGACAAAGAGGGCATAAATGATGAAATCTATGGGAATATCTCAGATAATGATTATGGGAATTATATAAGGAACTCTTTTGATGCCTATGTAAAAGACGATCCAGGTAAAGCGTTATATGAAGCCGGAAAAGAAGATGGTAATGAGAAGGGCTTCGATAAGGGACATGAGGACGGCTACGATACCGGTTATGACAATGGTTACGATGATGGATACTATGATGGGTCTCATGGATTAGAGTGGCATGAGGATCTTACCCCTGTTACGGAATCACAAGAGTCAGAAAGCAGTGAAGAATCCCACGCTGTCAGTGATTTTTTGAGATACAGAGCTGAAATGCAAAGAAAAACTAATGAAAAAAGGGCTGCCGAAGTATCCGAATCAAATAGCAAATAAGAAAATCCCCCAGTGGGTCTGAATCACTGGGGGATTTCTGCAACCAGGGGAGGTTACGTGTGGGTTATGGATTTCGATATTGGAATGCCTATATTGTAGCACTCCCCCTTATTTTAAGCAAGGAGGAATTGTTTAATGGCAAGAAAAAAGAAAAACGAACTTCCATCCGGGAATATCCGCGTACAGGTATACGACTACACGGATAACGATGGAAAGAAACACTACAAGAGCTTCACAGCTCCCACAAAGGCGCAGGCGCAGGCTTTGGCTACCGAGTGGAAGAATCACCGAAGAGAGCTGAAAGAGTCTCTGACGGTCGCGCAGGCGTGCGAGAGGTACATTGAAATGAAGCGGAATGTCCTATCTCCATACACTATTACCGGTTACGAGACTGCACTAAGAAGAATCAAGCGTTATTCCATCAGTGGAACGGATCTGACAGTTATAAAAAACGAAGATTTACAGCGTTTTATTTCAGAGCTATCACTGACGATCACGCCGAAAAGTATACGCAATACCATAGGTCTTATTTCTGCGTCTCTCAGTGTATTTCTCCCACGCTTTGACTTAAATGTCACTCTTCCTGCCAAGGTAAAACCGAAGCTCTATATTCCGACTGCCGCAGATGTGCAAGCACTCCTCAATCACTGCAATACCACAGAGTTAAAGCTTGCAATCCTGTTTGCGGCTATCGGAACAATGAGACGTGGAGAGGCATGTGCTGTCACCTTCTCAGACGTCAATTACGAATCCCAGACAATAGAAGTGAATAAGTCTATGGCCAAGATAGGGAACTCGCCAGAATGGGTCGTGAAGGCCCCAAAAACTTACAGTTCATACCGCCGAATTCTCATGCCAAAATATGTCATGGATCTAATCAAATCTCTGGATGATGGGAAGCACGATACAGTCCTTAATCTTACACCGGATCAAGTATATGACCGGTTCTCTGCTGCCCTACGCCGCTCCGGTCTGCCAGCTTTCCGCTATCATGATCTCCGACATTATGCTGCGTCGAAGATGCACGCCGACGGAATCCCTCAAAGATACATTGAAGCAATGGGCGGATGGAAACCGGGAAGTGATGTCCTGAAACGTGTATATGAAAATGTGTACGAGGATGAACTATTAAAAATCGGGGAAACATTTGCAGAAAAAAACACTTTCAGTGTGTGATATTTCGTGTGATATTTCGTGTGATACTTTCCCCATAGATATGCACTTTTAGCGTTTTATTTGAGCTGATAACATCTTTTAATATTTCTCGCAAACAGGCATAAAATAAGGGAAATCCCGATTTCTCAAGACTTCCCTTATAGTGGACCTGAGGGGAATCGAACCC